ATTCTTCCCACTCCGGCTGGTCATAATCGAAAAGTGCGATTTCAGCACTTCTGCGGCTACTAAGAATGGTGCCAAGATGATTAACAATATCAAGGATATCCATGCGAGTAAGCAGACTATCAGCACGACCATTAAGTATATTGGCGATAGCGGTATAAGCAGTACTAATAGCACTATCACCCGAGCTAATCCATCCATAACCTTTTAGCCTTTCACCAGCAGGTCGTAGTTGACTAAAATCAAGAACCAAAGTATCAGCAGGGTACTTACCCGCAAGCAGCTTGCCAATAGACTTTGCCCAAGCTTCTGCACTGTCTCCGACTTGAATAGTCCAAGTTTTTGTTTCAGCATCCCAAGTTTCGGTATTGTGCTCATTACCACCTTTTTCAGTACGGGTACTACGCACTACCCTGATATTTTTAATTGGCTTTGAAAATCCGTTTAGCGTACCAACAATTGGTTTAAAGCCAACGCCACAACCTTGTAGCAACAGCCATAGCACATCTACTACGTCATAAATAGTTTCAACGTGTGTAAACGAGCAGTTAAACTGTGATGCTTCACGAGTTTTAGCTACGTTTGTGCCACCAAGCCAAAGTGTACGTCCACTCATTAGCACTTTACGATCTAGCATTAGCTGTTCCAGATCATACAGTTCTGCGTACTCAACGTCGTTTAAGTCACGACCTACTGCCCGCTCCCACAACCACTGCTGGTGGTCAATAACTCGGGCTACTGTTTCTTGCCATGTTTCAAATTCTTTACCGTCGTCTGAGGTAGGGCGATTATATGTACGACGTGTGATTACTTGTGCTCGTGTGCTTACTGCTGTCATCTAATATCTTTCTCGTTATTGTCCGGTACTGCCAAATCCGCCAGTACCTCGTTGTGTGTCATTCCAAATATCCTTAAATTCCGGCAGCAATACTGGCATAACCACTAGCTGAGCAATTCGGTCGCCGGGCTCGATAACATAAGGGTCTTCGCCAATATTTTTTAGCAAAACTTTTAAATTTCCACGATAATCAGAATCAATGACTCCAACCGAATGTGGGATTGTAATGCCTTTTTTCCCTTGCGAGCTCCTATTGAAAATAAAGCCCCCATAGCCTTCTGGAATTTTAATGGCTACTCCTGTATCAACAAGTTTTTGTTCGCCAGGATAAATTTCATGTGAGTCAAATGCAAATAAATCTGCACCTGCATCAGTGGGGTGTGCACGCTTTGGAAGTTGTGCTCCTGGCTGTAATTGACAATCCAGTACTTGGGTTATTGCTACTCCACGATTGTGGTCGTAGTCTCGGTTAATATTAATATAATTGCTCATTTTAAGTAAAGTTCTAGTGTTTGGTCGATTTCGGCTATGTTTTCTTCACCAATAGCTTCGCGGCAGTGTGTTACCAAGTCCATTAGCTGGTAGTTAAGTAACAACAAGTCGCGGCACTGGTTTAGTTCTTGAATATATTTGTACTTACCGGGTAGTGGAATGTTTGCAATAATGTCGTAAGTACTGCCGTACTCAGCCACAAGTGAAACTGCTCGTTTAGGCCCAATGCCAGGGACGCCAGCAACATTATCGCCGCTGTCACCTGTAAGGCACTTAATACTAATGTAATCTTCAGGATTGAAATCATAATGGTCATTCCAGTTGTCAATGGTAACTTCTTTGCGTGTAACGTAACTAAATCGGCTAACGCCAGGCCTAATTAAAAGATCATAGTCTTTATCACTTGAAATTAACCAAATATTTCTATTAGTTACTTTACTACAGATATAAGCACATATGTCATCAGCTTCTACGCCCTGAAATCGAAGAACAGGATATTTTCCTTGTTCTTCAATAAGTGCCATAGTTCTTTCAAACTCTTCAAAAAACAGTGCAAAAGCAGCGGCTTCGGCCTCTGTTTGTAGAGCTTGCTTGTCTTTTCGATTTTGCTTATATTCAGGACTTAGCGTTTTTCTATAAGAACTAGATCCCTTATCACAAGCTATGATTACTTTATCTGCCTTATAAGACTTTTTAAGACTTTCAACTGTTTTTATGTAGTCTTCCGCAAAGTCTACGGCTCCGCTGTGCTTCCAACGAAAACCTAGGTTGATAGCGTCCACTATTAGCAGAGTACCATCAGATTCTGTAACCTGTTTAAATGTTTTCATATTTTTCTACTAAACTCCAGCCCATGGTTGAAGCTCTTTTTCCTGTTATTACTTTTGATAAATTAGATGTTTGTATATTATTAGTTCTGCAAAATTCCGAGTATTTACCAGATATTAGTTTAACTACTCTACCGTCCACATGCTGTAATACTACTGTACTTTTACCCCTAGTATTAGGGGCTTTTTGTCTTATCAGCTTATCGTACTTTTCGGGGTAGAGTTCTTTCATTTCCGTAAAGGCTCTGTTTCTTCCAGCACTTATATCATGAACAGTATTAATATCTATACCTACAAAATCTGCTACTTCTTTGTGAAGAATTCCAGGATTTTCTACAAGTAGTAAAAAAACTAACTCTATATCAGAACTAAGATATTTGGAAGTAAGCGCATTATATCCAAAATTAGAGTCTCCGCCTGCTTTAATGTTTAAGCAAAGATTATTACTTAAATCAATTAAAGCATTTTCATGGGTATTTAGTTCTGAAGTGTTACACTCTATTTCTACTATAAATTCCGGCAACTCTTTTAATTTATCGTATAATTCTTGAACTTTGTAGTTATGATGATTACCTAGTAGTAATAATCTATAATGCTCTTTTTTTCGTATATCTAAATTTACGGTTTGGCCTATATAAAAAGCCCCGGTTTTAAACAGTAATTTATATATGCCTGATTTTTGCATAAATCTCCTTTGTATGAACTATTATACTACATATAACAATCATTGTCAAGGAATAAATTTTGTTTGCTTCAAGTTACAAATTCCGGGTGCTCATGTTGCAACCAGTCTTCTAGTAGTGCAACATAAAACTCATGCGACTCGTGATTGTAGTAAATACAACGATAGTTTTGTGAATTAGGCATATCTTCAAAAGCCACAAATATTTTGCTACGATTAAATTTAAATATTAACAGGGGCTTTTTGTCAACTTGCTGGCCTTGACGTATAGTTTGCTGCCAAAACTCTATTAACTGTGGAGTTTTGGATGTAAGCAACTGTGAGGTAAGGTGATCTTCGGCATAACCTTTTACTTCAACACACCACAGGTTAGTGCGGCCTGGAATATACAAATCACCTTTTAACAAGTGTTTTGCGTCCAGTGCCCCACTACCAGGTATGCGCTCCCACCCTAAACCGGTATGTTTGCGTAGTAGGTCACGTACTACAGTTTCGGTACGTGCACCTTTTGCACGTGCATCAACGACCATTACGCTTGCGGTGTTTTGGCAGTTTTACGTGCAGGTTGAATGATTTGCTTGCCAGGCGGGGCGGTAACAATAGTGGCGGGGTCTGGTACTGCGTCAACAACTGGTGCTGGAGCGGGCTGTTTGGCTGGTTGAAAGTCAATGGTTTTAACCTCCATTTCATCCACGCTGTACAAAATACTGCCGCTGTCAGCTGTTAGACTTGCCAATTCTTCCTCACTAATAGTCATGTTTAGTGTTGCTGGTTGGCGCTTACCATTTCGCACTATTGTAGCATTTGTTGCCGTGCTTCGTTCAATTTTAATCATGTTATACCTCGATTTGTGATATGTTGTTGTGCTTAACAACATTTACCTTTTCCAGCAGTGGATGTGTAAATCCGTGTGATACTAAAAAGGTGTTTAAATGTTCTTCTCGCAGTAGAACTTCTACTAGTCGCTCTTTGCCGTCTACGTCAAGTGCTTCAACGGTTTCATCTAGTATTAGCAAGTTAATTCTGCTCGAACTTAGGGTCTGCATTAGTTTGCGAATTGCAAGCAGTGTGGCTACGTTTACACGGGCACGTTCACCACCACTTAGTGCAAGCATTTCAATGTCACGACCATTGTCAGTGATAACAACATTTAGTTTATCACTAGCTGATATTTTAAAACTGATTTGAAAACGGCCGTCTGACAAGTCTACCAAGTAGCTGTTAGTGATTTCTTCCAGGTCTTTGACTAAGCACTCAATTTTGTAAGCAACTAATCCAGTTGTTGAAAAAGTTTTAGTTAGTACATTAACAATACTCATGCGCTCTGATAGCTCATGTAAGTTGTTACTGTAAGTTTCTAACTCAGCATTCATTTCTGTGATTTGTGCACTCAATGACTCTACACGAGCATTATGTGCACTAGCAGCTAAGTTATGCTTTTCAGCTTGTGCAATTGCAGTTTTTAAGTTGCTGATTGCCGTTTGTAGTGCCTTAAACTTCGAGTCTAGCTCATTTTTGTCTAGTAGATCTTCACCTAACTCAGGGTCTATTAGTGCATGGTACTTTTCCCACTCTTCACGGGATTTGTTGGCTGAATCCCATACTTGCATACGCTTGGCAATATCTGCACGTAGCAGATCTAAGTCACCTATACGTGTTGTTAAGATAACATTACTTGCTTCAGCACTTTGTTGAATAGTTTGCTGCTCAGCTACTAATTCAGCAATTTTAGCTTCGTCAATTTCTTGCAAACAAGTTGGGCACGTTCCGTGCAGTGCAGCAATCTTTTTAACAAATGCTTGCGAATCACGAATTGTTTTTGAGTGCTCAACCACTTGTTTATCTAGTTGTGCACTTTCCAAAACCAGTGGCTTTAAATCTTCAGTAGGCTTTTCAGGAATGGGGAATAGTTTGATCTTGGACTGTACTTGGCGGTAAGTATTGTTTTGCGTAATCTTTTTGTTAATAGAGTCAAGACCAGTGATCTGAGCTTCTAGTTCTGCACTGCCAGTTACCAAGTCATCCGGAATAGTGGGAACAGGCTGCAGCGGCTTTGGATTTAAGTCAGTTTTAGCGTATTTGTCTAGCCAGCTGTTTACAGTGGAGACTTGCGCTTGGACTTTGGCAATGTCTTTGCTTAGTTCTTGTGCAGTTTCTTTGAAAACTTCTTGTGCCTGAGTATACTTGCCTAAATTTAGGATTTCAATTAAAAACTTTTTACGTGCTGTGTCAGGTGCTGTTAAAAACTCTAAGCTACCTGCATTTGACTGATAAACAATCTGCGAAAAAGTTTTGTGGTCAAAGCCTAGTATGTCCTCAATAGCTTTGTAGGTTTGTGTGCTTGTGTGTGCACTAATATCTGTTTCACCGCGATACAGCTTAACAGTTTGTGTTGAGCCACGGCGAGTTTTAATTGTGTACTCTACACCGTCTTTTTCAAACACCAGTGAAATTTCATAGTGTTTGTCGTCAACATAGCGGTTGATAATATCTGCTTTTTTAATTGACTTTGAGTTCTTGTTAAACAGCACTTCTTCTAGGATAAGTGCTATAGAACTTTTACCGTGACCGTTTTTACCTACTAGCTGTGTTAATTGTGCTGCTGAAAAGTCGATTGTGTTGTCTGCGCCGTAACTAAAGGCATTAGACCATGCTAGTGTTTTTATTGTTATCATTTAGGAGTTTTCGTTTTAATTCTTGCAAGCCGCCTACGTACTCACCGTCTACAAAAATCTGTGGAACACTACGTGCATGCGGAACCACATCAATTAAGTCTTTTTTAGTGTAACCGTTAACGCCTAACATACGTTCTTCGATTTGTACGCCAAGTTGATCTAGCAAACGCTTGGCTTCTGTGCAAGCTGGGCAGTTAGTTTGTGACCATACTTGCGCTGATTTAGGAGAGTTTTTCTGCATGATTTTGCATTTCCTTTAAAACTTTATCTACAGTAGGTTCTGGTAGTTCTAGTATGTAAGTTAAGTACTCGCGTACTTCTTGATCTAGTGACATTTCAGGGTCAAGCATTAGTGCTGAATCACTATCACGCTTGATAACTTTTGAGGCAATCAGTTCTGAATCGGCTAATTCTCCGAGTTCTTGCATATCGCCTTGGACTTCGTAGACGGTATGGTCAAAGTCTGTAGGAATTGGCGTCTCGTCTGCGGCGATTGTTCGTTTAATGAGTTGCGGCAAGTTGAATTTAAGCCACCTATGCTCCAAGCTACCAGCATCAAGCAAAATAGCACCGGTATCAACCCTGGAACGATGGAAACTAGTAGTATAAGGACTACCAGGGTATAGAATATTTCTTTGAGAATTTTCATAACTATGCAAGTCACCTGCTAAAACTACATTCCAGCGATCAAAAAGAGCCAAATCAAGCTCTGGTTTAACGTGCGGCGGAATCTCGCCACGAACGTGTGTGCAAAGAATCTTGTTGTTTAGCGCACAGCCGTTTTTCTCAAAGTCTTTTAGCTTGTTGTAAGGAATAATATCAACCACATCATTTGAGTAGTATTCATCAACCACACTTACCAGTGGGTTTAAACGATGTGTGGACTTTTTTAAGTGCGTTAAGAAAGTTGTATCTTTCTTTAACATTTCGTGATTGCCAGGATAGATCAGTGTTGGCTTAGTAAATGACTCTACAAAATCAAAGTAAAGTTCTACTTCGTCCATTGTTGGCAATCTGTCAAAAACGTCACCGCCTATTACCACTAAGTCTGCTTCACTTTGCATTTCTGCAAACTGCTCAATAAACAACTTAAATCTGTTTTTAGCCCAATCCAGCGGAACGTTTTTCTGACCTAGTTTTATGTGTACATCTGCTGTAAAAAGTATTTTCATATTATACGAGACAAAATAGCCCGCTAAGCTTTTACCTTTAGCGGGCTACGTGTTTTTAACCTAGTTCTTTAACAGCTTCTTGCTCGGCTTCGTCGCCTGAGTCACCGTCTTCAGTGTTTGTGGTAATCTTTTCCAACAGTGCCAGCACTTCGGCTTCAGTTGGACGTGGGTACTTTTCGTCAATGGACTTGGCTTCAGCAGCTGCTGCACGCTCGGCTTCGGTTAGTGGGCGTGGCTTGCAACGCAGTACTGAGAGGTCATAGCTGATGTTAAAAGCCAATGGGCCTGTTTTGCTACGCTTGAACACAACATCCCAGCCAGTGTCTGGATCGGTTGGATCACCAAGATCTTCTGCTGCTGACACAATCTGCTCAAACAGTTTCTTTTTCAAGTTCAGGGCTTTTACTTTACCGTCTTTTGGGTCAATACAGTTAACTGTATAGCTCCATGAGCACTTCAAGTCAGGGAAAAATGCTGGAACGTGGTCTTTTTCCAAGTTGTCAAACTTTTCCTTGTCACGGCTAAAAGCAAGGCACTCAACTGGAATATCTTTGTTGTTTGCGCCTTTTAGCCAGTAGATGTAACGTGGAAGAACACCACCGATTAGGCGAACTGTATTTTCGCCGTCTTTGTACTCAAAAGCCTCAACTTTGTTGGATTGTGCTTTGCCTTTGGTATTTTTAAATGAAATTGCCATGTTTAATTCTCGTATTTGAAATATATTTTGTTTTGTTTTATTTGGAGCAGGGGATTTAATGCAATAGTGTTTAAGTCTAGGTCTTTAAAATAACTTAAGTCTAGGTAAGTAACTTTGTACAATCTGTATAAGCTATAGTCCCTCCGGCCTGCTAATCGAATATACTGTGCTTTAAAAGCTATATCCGTGGGGTCGTCAAAAAGTGAAGCGGCATCTAACAAGAAACTGTGTCCGACAAGGTTGCGGTAATTATTTGTGTCGCGATGGTTTTTCGGTATTAGTTTTTTGCCAAAGTGCCGTTCCAACATTAAAAGCATTAATTTAGGGTCACAGTTGGTTTCAGACTCCAGTAGTTCTAAGTTGAAGAATAGGGCCATAATGTGTTGCTAAGACTATATTATACTACATTGACCAACGTTTGACAAGTGTAAATTTGTCATACCGTTATTACTTGCCAGCCTTTACGTAAGTAAAGCGCAAGCCTGTCATTATTTTGTTTCTTATCTGCATATCCAGCAAAGTTAATGTCCACTACTAGTGGGTCTAGTTTGCCGTCATGCATACGTTGTACACGACCCACAATTTGTTCTAGCAGTGAGTCATTGCTCATTGGAGCAGCTAGGATAACACAGGACAAGCTGTTAATAGATATGCCTTCTGAGAAGATTTGCCTGCTACCGCAAATGGCTTTTTTCTCTCCTGAGAGCACTTGCTGTTTAACAAGTTGTCGTTCTTCGTATTCGGTGTCGCCTGTAACAACCGCGCAATCTTCACCAATGTATTCCTTTACTTTGTGTAGAAACTCTACTCGATCTGCAATAACCAGTACCGAATGACCATTGCTAATATGCATTTGTGCAAGGCCAGCAATAAACTGTCGGTAGTTTTCAGACTCTAGTAGTTCTGTTACTTTTTCAACCCAAGGCACGCCAGGTTTAAGCGTAATTCCACTTTTAACAATGTGCACTGTGGGTGTTAGTGTATGCGACTGTGGCGGTTTGTAGACTAGTGGGCCAAAGTAGTCGCCGAATAGGATGTGTTTGCCGTCTTTGCGAATCATTGTGCCACTAAGGGCGATTCGGTAACGAGCATGAAAAGCGTCCACTGTTTGTGCAAATGTAGTGGCAGGACAGTGGTGGGCTTCGTCCAAGATAATAGTCCCAAACTCCTTAGCCAGGTCACCAGTGTGTTTGCTGAGCGTCTGTATATTGGCCACTGTGATAAAGTGGTCTTCGTGGTCAACTCGTCCACCACCAATAACGCCTGGTTGTATCCCGAATAACACTTCGACTTCTTCGCACCACTGGTCTCGAAGTGCTGCGGTATGGGTGATAACAAGAGTTTTTTGTCCAAACTTGTGTGCAAGGTGTAAGGCTGTAAAAGTCTTTCCCCATCCCACAAGGGCATTGATAAAGCAGGTGTCGTCGATTGGGTCATAAACCACTTGCTGTTCGGGTCGTAAACCAAATTTAGGCGTTGGGAAAGGCACATCCTCAAGCACTCGTTTATCAATGATTTCATAGTCTTCGGGCACTAAATCTAGTCTGCCTTGCGGTATGCTGAGTATACCTTTTGGCAGGACTTTGTAGTTTTTGATAGTTTCTACTGGTGAGAACTTTTTAGCGCCAGTGTCTTTTTTGATTTTGTACGTAAGTGCACTAATAATCTTTTTGGTATGTTCCACACCAGGATTATCCATGTAAATACGGTTTGATATTACTGCTTTAGGCATTAGACCATTCTCCAACTATCTGGCTCTAGTTTTTCACAAAAGCCATAAAAAATAAATCCCATGCCGTGCTGCAACACTCTGGCATAACTTTCGAACTCACCTGGGTGTCGCATACATTTAAATCGTGAACTAATGCCACATAATTCAACAACACACCCTAGACCATCTGCAGGTAAAACTTGTTTTATCTTCTTTGTTGTTAGTTTGGCGCGTAGCGTTTTTCTGTACTGGAATACGTGTCCGCTACTATCAATAAACCAAGTCTTTGATTTTGCCAACTTAACCAAGTCTGCTAAAAAATAAACCGCAGTGCGAATTGCAAACAGCTTTTCGTCCTGCGATTTTAGTTGTAGACGACGTAATCCTAGTGTTGCACCAGGCACCGATTTATCGTCTACAACTTTAAAGCTAACAGCAGGCTGGTTTTGTTCGTCAACATAGTTAACCAAGTAGTATACCACACCATCACGCTGTTGAGGCTCACGCTCACCCAGCTTGAACACGGGCCAGGTTATTTCCGTTAAATTCATAGAACTTTTCCCAGTCACCAAAACTGTAGTCATTGCCAACGTCTTGGTCAACACCAATAGGTGTGCCAGGAATCTCACAGCCCCATTCGTGCTGAGTGTTACGCTTTAGGATCTCGCAGTATTCCACCACATCTTCGTCTTTTACAAGCGCAACAATCGAGTCATGAACCAACATAAAGATTTTAGCATCTAAGCCCTTTGCTGAAATCTCATTTGCTGTTCGCATAGCTCCAAGTAAGTTAACGTCACTGGCGAGACTTTGGACTTCTGCGTTGATTCCACTACGGACTTCGTGAGCTGCAATGCCTTTATCTGAGCTAAACACATTAGGTAGTCTGCGTTTGCGGCCGAAAAAGGAATAAGTGTATCCGTTTTGCTCAATAAACTGTTTTCTGTCATTTAGCCACTGTTTTAGTTTGTTGAATTTTGTAAAGTATGCTTTGATATCATCACGGGCTTGTTCAACCGGATAGGTTTCACCTTCAGGTAGACCCTTGGTAACTGTTTCGGCAACTTTGTTAGCACCTGAACCGTACAAAATACCGAATGAAATAGCCTTAGCACTCTGACGCATATTGCCGTATAGTTTTTTAACATCTTCAACTGGACAAGGCAGTGAAAACACCATTTTAGCAATTGTTGAGTGAAAGTCGCCACCGCTGGAGAATACCTTTTGCAGGTTCTTGTCGCCTGACAACACAGCAGCATAGTACATTTCAGCTGTTGTCAAGTCTTGCGATACAATTTTATAGCCAGCTGGAGCCTGTAAGCAACCTTTGATAATAGGGTTGTCCCTAGGTATTTGCTGAGCGTTGAACTTGCCACTACTAGACAGGCGACCACTAGTAGTAAAGATAAGATTAAAATTTGTACGGATACGACCATCACGGTCAATTTCCGGTAAAATCTTGGAAATATAGGTATTTTGAATCTTGCCAAGTTGACGTACCTTTAAAATCGCCGCTGGCAATGCATGCTCTTCGGACAACTCACCGAGCACTTCTGCATCGGTTGAGACGGCTCCGGTAGCAGTCTTTTTACCAGTAGGATTGAGTCCCAAATAATCAAATAACACAACACGAAGCTGCATAACTGAGTTGGGGTTAAATATTTTTCCGGAATCTTTTTCATACTGCTTTACCGCATCAAAACTGTAAACCAGCTTTTTGGCTTCTTCAATTTCACTGTCCAAGTACTTTTCAGCAGCTGCCATACGCTCACGGCTAACAGGAATACCTACTTCTTCCATGTCCATTAGGAACAGTGTACCAGGAATCAGGATTTCTTCATAGACTTTGCGTAGCTTGGGGTTGGCTTGAACAATAGGCCAGAACTTGTGGAATAGATCAAAAGTAACCGCAGTGTCAATCGACGCGTATTCGCTGATTACATCAAACGGAATCAAGTCGTAAGTAAAATCTTCTTGCAACATACCATGCTGTGCACAGTATGCTTTTTTGTACTCGTCTAGCGGTGTATCGTAATCGCCGTAATCGGTGTACTTTAGGGCCAAAGGCTTCAAACCATGACTATCAGTTTCATCCAGCACATAGTGCATTACCATTGTGTCATGTACACGACTACGTGGAAAGTCGATGCCAAGATGATACTTAATCATCTTGAAGTCAAACTTCATGTTGTGAAACACTGGATGGAATGTATCAGCAATTTTTTGCAGCAGTGCAATACATTCTTCATCTAAGCAGTCAGTTTCAATGTACCTGCCCTGATGAGTTTTGTAGGTTAATGACAAGCCTAGCACATAACCATCACGAGGGTAAAGTGCAGTTGTTTCCGTGTCCCAAGCAACATAGCCTTGGGCATTGTCTAAGATTTCCTGCAAGTAACGCTTGGCTTCTGCGGTATCTTGAATACCTGCATAGTCGCCAACCACTTTGGTGGCTTTTAGTTCTCCACTTACGTACTTGTGAATTTTATCGCAAGCACGTTGAAAGTCTGGTTTGCCTTCTGGCTTAAACGCCAGCATAGCTGGATTACTAATGGCGATAAATTTATCGTCTACTAGTTGTCCAGCCATGTTTGTTACTGACGTAATCTTGGCGTATTCCTTGGCGGCTTCTGCACCTACTAAGATAACAAAGTCGTAAGGCTCCAAGTCAACTACTAAGTCCACATCTTTTTTCAGTAGTTTTGTAACTGGTACACTACTCATATGGTAGTGGTCAAATTCAAACTGAAAGTAGTCTGTGTATCTAGTACGATTAGGTGCTTTGTCAATTAACGCAATTTTCATGTAATAATCCTTGTGATACTTTATTATAGCGTATCTGGGCTAATAGTTCAAGTTTGTTTTTGTTCTCTGGCTGCTAAAATACGATCAAGTAGTTTGTACTCTGTTTCAGCTATCCAGTAATGTGGACGCTGTAGCCATATATCTTTCCACTCATCACGCAGCTGTTTAATGCGTTCAGCGGGCAGCGAATTTAAATATTCTTCTTTTGTGCTCATTTGTTTACATACTCTGCAATACTTCGCACATTTTCGGCATCTAATTCGCCTGGGTCTGTGCCGTCTGGTAAGTCGATGATTTCAACAACAAAGCCTTCTGCTTCGAGCAATGGTTTGAGTTCACGGGCGGCACTGTTACCGGCAGCATCCCCGTCAAAAAGCAAGTAAATGTGCGTGATTCCTTGAGCTCGGAATGGTAGCAATTTTTGTTTTGTGTCATTTTGAAGTGTTTTAGTACCAAAAGCGCAAACAACGTTTTCGCAACCGTTGTCGTATAAGTTAAGCATATCAAACATACCTTCCACTATTACCATTGACGAGTACCCACTGGGTAAGTGTGCAGGAAATAGCGGAATTTTTACACCACTAGGGTAGTTTATATATCGTGGATTACCGGCACTCATGGTGTGGCGACCAACAAACACTACTGTTTTTTGTGTAATGTCACGAATAGGGAACACAATACGATCTTGTAGCTTTTCAACTTGATTGGTATAAAAAGCACCAAAGTGTTTTAATGTTGCTGGTGAAACACCACGAAATGTTTTTGTCCAAGGTGTGTAGCCTTGCGGCAATTCTAATTCTTGACCAAATGCTTTTAGTGCTGCTAGTTTTTCTTTTAGTTGTGCAATCTTCATTGGTACGGGGTTGGTAAAAACTCCGTAAAACTTAAAAAGATTGGTTTTAAAGCCACAAGCAAAGCAGTGGGCAACTCCCGACACCCTGTCAACTCGAAAACTGGGATTTGAGTCAGGATGCTCTGGGTTTAAGCATTTGATAAGATAATCACGACCCGACACTTGATAGCCTAGGCCGTTCTTTTGTAGTAGTTCTAGTACTGGGTCGCTCATTATGCATTCCAAGGTAAATCAGCACCACTATCAGGCACTGCAACTACTTCTTCACTATTTTTCTTTGCACGTTTTACCGCTTCTTTAGCAGCAGGTTTGTCCACGCTCTGTGGCGAGATGCGTAGTGTGTCCCAGTCAATCGGGCATGTAAACGCCATTTCCTTGCCGCCTCGGATCTTAGTGGTTTCAAAAGAAACTGCATTGGTTTCTTTGTCGTGAGCTTCCATTGTAAGTGCGATATCTGCGGCATCCAAAATACCTTTGGCAAAACGGGCTTCTCCGTCTTTGTCGATCTGATACGGGCTAACCATAACGATCTCGTACTTACGGGCCAAGTTTTTAAGTTTCTTGGAGACTTCAATTTGTGGTTTCCAATCATACTGATCGTTTCCTTCTAGCACAATTTGGTTTAAGTAGTCAACTACCGCAACCTTTAGCTTGTCACCGAACTTTGCTTTGGCTTTGCCAATGTGCAAGTCGATACTGCTTAGGGTCAGGTCACGATCGTCAACAATAATCATTTGGTTGTCAGCTTTTAACTGAAAGTTACGTACTAGTGTTTCTTCAAATTTAAATCTGTCACGATGACGCAAGAACTCGCCAACAGTGTCATCAGCGTTTTCAAACATTCCTGCTCTTGCACGTACCACTCTTAGTACTTCTTCATCTGTTAATTTGTGTTGCTTTAGGTTCTGAAGATTAACATTGGCTAAAATAGCCAAGTTACGCTCCATGGTCTCTTTTGCAGTCATTTCAATACTGAAATAAATACAACTGTTACCAGACTCATATTGATTAATAAAAAGATTGCTACAACTAATAGATTTACCGGAGCCCCGCTTACCCCCAATGAGAATGAGTTCCTGGCGAGCAACCCCACCAAGAACACTGTCAAAGCTATTATTAAGGCCAAGGTAAACACGTTCGCGCTCCAAGTCTTCAGGATGGCTAAACATCATCATGTCAGCCATTGTAAACACCTTTTCACTGGTGTGAGTTTTTTCTTCGATTGTTAGCGCAATTGTCGCTAAGTTTTCTTTTATTTCATTTGTGTCGTATAGGGGTAATTTATCTACGAACTTATCTAGTAATTTTACCGTTTCACTTTGAGTGTACTGGTCGATTAGTGCGTCCAGTGCAACTTCTGCTGAAACGTCTGGTACCTCGGTTAACCGGAGAGTTGCCAGTGTTTTTGACGCCGGACCCTCCCTTAAGGTTAGTTCGAGTTCATCGAACGACGGAATAGCGCTGTACTTTTCATAGTACTTGTTTACCACGCTATACAAGGAAGAATACGCAGGATCTAAAAACACTAACTTGAGTTTGGCCCAGATATCCAGGTTACGTTCTGTTAGTAATTTATTTAAGACTACTGCTGATGTATCCAAGTTACCCTACTTTCGCTTCATTGTCTATAATAACTTGATCTACGATTTCAGTAACTTTGTACATTATCTGATCTCGTAACTTTTTTAAATCTTGCTGATATGTTGCACCACTGTCATACAGCAAACTCAACTGCTCGTGAGTTATCAACTGCTGTAGTCCAAAGTAAATGTGGTCATAAGCCATTGTAGATTCTGGTGTGATTTCTACGTGTGCGGCTTTGCCGTAGTTGTGTACAGCTTGCTTTACAACTTCTTCCATTGTAAACGATTCGTTGTCGTGGTATGTGATTGTAACACGCATACTTTGACCTCCTAAAACAGAAAAAGCCCGGGAGCTTTATGGGACTCCCGGGCTATTGGTTTAAACCAAATTAAGCAGCTGCTTTAGCTTCGGCTTTGGCTTTCTTAGCTGCACCATCATAGTCTGCAACTTTAATGCCACGGCGAGTCAGCAATGTACGCAGACCACGCTCTGTTTTGTCAACTGCTTGAGCAATTTCTGCAACAGTCATAGTGTGGATACGGTCACCAAGTGCAACCACTGGATCAACGGACTCTTTGGCATGAGATTCGCGCTGTGCTGGAATCTTGCTGATCTGACCTTTACGAGTCAGGCTCAGTGCCTTACCACGAACTGAAGCAACAGTTTTGTTTAGCTTAGCGGCAATATCTTCGATAAAGTTACCGGCATCAGCCATTTTCACAAAAGTAGCTTCTTCGGCTTCTGTGTAAGTACGTGCAACTTCTACTTTTTCAGCAGGCTTTACACTACCAGTTAGTTCCAGGGCCAACAGCTTGCCTTGGATTTGTTTTGCAGAGAACTTGCCGTCAGCAAAGTTTTCAGCGATTTCTTTGTAAGTCAAGTTACCGGCATTTGCCTGAACGAAATCGGCAAGATCAGCGCCTTCGTCAGCAGTAAATGCACTGGTTTTTTCTTTTGCAAGACTAGCAACTTCACGGTCAAGTTGACGCAGTTTGCTAGCGATACTGCGAGTGGTTTTACCCAGTTGTTCAGCAGCACGCTCAACGCTATCAACGCTAACAGGGCTTTCGTTACCAACGATTTGCATCAATTGGTCAACAGCTTCGTCAGACCAGTTCTTAGTGGCTTTTTCAGTCATTTGTATTTTCTTTCAAGAAAGTATTTAAGTTTGTTATAATTGGGATGCCAAGTGATTCGGCTTTTTTGCGTTTTGTACTAGCCTTATCTTCTTCATCAACTAAATAGTCTGTTGTTTTAGTAACAGACTCTACTGCTCTGTAACCGGCAGCTTCCAGTGCGGTGTACGCCTCTGCTTTGGTTTTGTAAGAAGATAATTTTCCTGTGATACAAACAGTCTTGGAATTATTATTACTGATTGTATTGGAATTGAGATTAGACTTAAAAGAGAACGGCAAAAACTCTCGCAAGTCAGGAAAATCAGTTTGTAACCAAGTAATTAGGTTTTCGGTTACTTTATCACCTAAACCTGCGCTTTTGCAGGTTTCGTATGTGATTTGGTCAATATGCTCAACCACTTCACAAATCTTTTTACTAGCGGTGTTACCTACCAGTGGAATTGAAAAACTGGCAAGCACTGTGGCTAAGTCAGCGGATTTAGCACGATTAATTTCATCAAGGAGTTTAGCCGCTGTTTTTTCACTGCCTAGTGCCACGGCTACACTATCCAAATCTAAATAAAACAGCTCAGTTAAATCTTGCAAATCAAGTTTTTCAATTGACTTTGGGCCCATACCTTTGATGCCTAGTGTCTTGCAAAAGTGTTCAACTTTTTTACCAAGTTGAGCACCGCAAGCCGTGTTGCGACAAAAGAGTTGATCGTTGACCAATTCTAATGGGTAGCTACAGCAAGGGCAGGTTGTTGGGATTTCGATCTTCATGGTGTTTTATTGCTTTGTAGACTATATTATACCGGTTTGGGAGTGCTGTGACAAGTGTAAATTTTTATTGCTTAAGCATCAACTTTATGTAAAATGCAAGGAATGATTTCGCCTGCTCTGATAACGGCAACTGTGTCACCAATTTGCAGGTCTAGCATTTCAATAAAGCCTGGGTTGTTTAGTGTGGCTCGTGATACTAGAGCATCGCCGATTAGCACAGGCTGTAGGATAGCAACTGGACTTACTTTACCACTCTTGCCGACCTGCCACTCAACACCAAGCAGTTGTGTTTCAACATGGGCTGCACGTTCTTTTTTAGCGTAAGCACCACGAGGATGTTTGGCTGTGTAGCCCATTTCATAAAACTGAACATTATCATTAACACGGAACACAACACCGTCACAAGGAAAGATTTTGTCCAAGTCTGGTTCATTGATTACACCAAAGCCTGCGCTTTTAAGCAGTTCTAAATCTTGGTTAAAGGTGGGGGTTAGAATTGGCTGAACACCATAAGCAAAGAAGCTGAGTGCTCGTGACCGGAACTCCGCCACATCTTTTAGGTTTAGTGCACCAGCTGCGTAGTTACGAGCGTTTTCAATGTTGATTGGAGCAACAATCTCACCAGTAATCTGGTAAATACCGCTAAACGGCACTGTTTGCGGAACAATCGGGTTGCCCAAGAACTTATCAGTTACAATTTGACCTTCTACACCATCCCCACGGGTAAGAACTCGAACAAGATTACCGTCAACATAAAGTAAGCTGAGAGCTGCCCCATCCAGCTTAACACTTGTAGCAATGCCTCGAATGCCTTGGAGAGGTTGGACTCCTTCATCTTCGTAATACTTTTGTAGTGAGTACATCTGATACAGATGTTTCTCGGTTTTGGAATTTTGCTTAGCACCCACAGCACCGTAACCCACTGAATCAGCAAGCGCATCAAACTGTGCGTCACTGATAAATGGGCTACCTGCGTAATACGCGGCTGAAGCTGAGTCGAGATATTGTGTGATTTTGTTCATAGCAACTATTATAGCAGTTTAGGGTCATTGAATCAAGTGTATTTATTCAATACCCTTGATCTTGTTGTAATAATGCTGTATAATTTCTTCACCTTCGGCCTGGGCACAAATATCCAGCATACCATCAATAATGGCTCTCATATTTTCCATAGATGCTGGAATTGAGACACCTTCGCGACTAGGGACCCACTCACCTTCGTAACTTAAAAAGTATTTACGTAGTTGAATGTACGTAGTTTCACGAAAGTCGTTTACCACTAATCGAACCTGAAAACCTTTGTCCATGTTTTCTTCGATTAGTTTTTCGTACTGAATATTAGTGTCCATAATTATTCCAGGTTTGGCGCAGATATGATTTTCTGCAAGCTTTCGTGATCTGCTGGCCATGCCCAGTGTGTAGCAGCCCAATCAGTAATACAATTATTTTCTGAGATTTGCGACTCTCGACCTACTGCACGCATGGTACTAGACCAATAGTCCCAGTAGGTGTCTAAGATAGCACGATCTGAGTAAATCTGGTATACTGCTTCGCTGGAAGTTTCTGAGGCTGGCTCACAGTAAATCCAGTATCTCATATTATTTTGGCATCATTAGTGCGTTAAAGTTGCTCGGCACAACAATGGTTTGAACTTTACCGGCTTTAATACCTTCGGAAATATTCAACATAGCTTGTGCTTGCATAAAGGCAATTGAGCTACTACTATTATTGGCCAGGGCCGCCATACGACGTGCTTCTGCTTCAGCAGTTTTGACTTCAACTTCTTTTTGCTTTAGTTCATTCTTGCTACGAACCAAATCGTTGGCACTTGCAACCACACTGTCGGCTGGCACAACATTACGGATTAGAACCTGGGCGATACTGATGCTACCATCCAGCTTTTCTTCTGCAAGGTTACGAATGATTTCTTCTTTAATGAAGTTCTCCATTTCGCTACGATTGTCTGCCATATCAAGAGCTTCGTACTTACGCGCAGCTTTGTAGATAGCGTTACGTGCATTTTGAACAATGTAGTTGTACATCAAATAAACATCGCCCTTGAACTCTGCGTGAAAGGCACGATTCTTTTGACTGTAAAGCTCAGCTACTTGCTGACTGTTGATGTTGTAAACAACTACGGCATCAAAGTCCTTCATAGTTGAGTTATCTTTAGCCACAGGCGTCATGTCGTTTAGAGCAACATTAACGTCCTTGATCGGAAATGTAAGCACATTGCCAACCAAGGTTTGATTAAATGAACCTGGCAATAGTTCTCCTTGCTGAACTTGTTTGTCAAATCCAACACGTACACCAACCTCACCAGTTTCGATACGGGTACATCCCGTAGCGGCAACAACAATAGCAGACAAGGCAAGAAGTTTAAAAGTATTTTTCATTTAGAATAAAAGTGTGATAATAACAAGAATTAGTGCGGAAGCCAAGGCAGCAGCCACAATTTTAAACGCAAGTTTGTACTCGCGCAGGGTAAAAGTACTAACACTATGATATGCAAAAGCTACCAATAGTGTAACTAGTACAAATGATACTAGTATTTGAATCATATACGAACTCCTAGATCGCGTAAGTGTTGTAAACTGGCGAGTTCACTAGCGGGCTGATAAGCACTTTGCAACCACTTATCGCTTAGTAGATATATAGCATAAACCCAACCATGTACTGGATGGTTTTCACGCTCAGCATCAATCCTAGCAGTAGAGTCGTAGCGAGAACTATAAACAACTTCACCGACTTTGAATCGATCACGTACTGCACCATCTGGAATAAGCTGTGGGTTAAAGTAGCTGTGGCCAGGTACACGCATAGGGACTGCGTGTGTTTCTAGCAAGTTTTTAATAAATGTAGGTGAACGATAAGTCATTTTTGAAATACCATCCACTGTTTCACCGTTTAAGTACTCAGTGATAATGTACACAATATCTTCGTGGCTAGCAGGTTTGCCACGCAGTTCAGCACGACGTTTGGCACTACGAGCCTGAGCTTTTTTAAATTCCTCAATGATCGTACCAAGTCGTGTGGTGTTATAACTCATGCCTAGAATCTGACAGGCATCTTTTTTAGTAATAGGCTTGACGCCTTCGTCTTGAGGCTCAAGCAAACGAATAACCCGACTAATGTTAGCAGGAGTCATTAGTTCTTCTTCACTAGCGGATTTCTTTCGTGTTGCCATTATTTTGCCTTTACGCCGTATTTTTCTTGGTGATTGGATTTTTGTTTAGCAGTATACACAGCAATGGCTGTGCGTACTTCTTGTAACAGTGCCTCGTCGTCCCAAGACAACTCGGTTTTACCGTTTTCATAGGTAGTAACTGTTAAGTGTTTGCCCTTAACTACTTTTGGCCACACTTGTTTTGTTTTCTTAGTTGCCATAATAACAAAGGCGGCACTAGGCCGCCTGGGATTAACCTTTGATAACGCCCAAGAAGTAAACAGCGGCTTTGCCAGTTAGTTTACTCAAGATATCAGCGTCAACTGTTTTACCGGCTTCTTCAATAGCAGCAGTTAGTTCTGCAATAGCCGACTCTTTTGATACGCGAGCAGGCTTGTCACCAGTGCTTGCAGTTTTGGTTTTGCCTGCAGGAGCAGCACCTGGGTCTTTTTTCACATACACACCAGCTTGCACTAGTACCATACGCACGCCGTTAGGCGACATTTCGATTTCTTCGGCAATGTCTTTGATAATTTCAGTGGAATTTTCAGGAGTTGGGCCAGCACCTTCGTACTTGGCAATAACTTCTTGTTTCAATTCATCAGTCCATGTAGCAGCCATTTTGTTTTCTTTCAGTTTTGTTTAAATGTGGTTTGTAGTTACGTCGGTCATTTTTTCTGGAAGGAATCGACGATAGTTATGCTTTAAGTCATACTTTTGCATAATACTAATTTTAGCATTATACTGTTCAGCAAGCAAGTCACGATATTCACTGGTGAACTCAGCGAACACATCTTCTGGCATATCAGAAATGTCAATGCCTTCAAAGTGCTTGCAGGGTTGCAGTACTTCGATTACAGCACGCTCGCTGGTTGTGCCGTCTGCTTTTGTGTATTTGAATTCTACGAGTTTCATATGGTTTGCCTTTTGTATCAATCTAAGCCTATATTATACAGGGATTGACTGTATGCTTCAAGTTAGAAATTTTTAATCTTGTTTGAAGATTTCACGGTGTAGGCCAGCTTGAAATCGCTCGGCCATTGTTTCACTTAGCATTGGCGGCACAAGCAGTGGAGCAACTACTGTGCTTATTAGTATGTACACTACTGAGCTAATTTTGGGATATTCTGTAAAGCTGTTTTGAACGCCAGCAGCACGAGCCTGCTGCACCATTGGCCAAAACCATAAATAACACGCGGCAATTGCAGTACTAAGTGCAAAAAGCAAATAGTATCCAATCAATTCCATGTGTTAGCCTTACGCATAAAAGCACGAGCGCCTAGTGAAAAGTCTACTTTGCCTACTGGCAAGTTAACAAATTGCTTGGTACTTGGTGCACTTAGTGCCGCTTGCTGCACTTTAGGGTTGCTTGAAAACAATTCTTTTGGAGCACTGCCGCGAAAATACTTAAATAGTTTGGCTAGGCGAATATTGCCGTGTGACCACTGTGGTGTGTTTGGCTTTTTACGAGCCTGACCTGTTTCTAACACAGCGTTTTGCAGCTGTTTGTTGTTGGGTTGCTGCTTTAGCAGTTTTAATAGTCTGCGTTTGCGATTAGCTTGAGTACGGGCTACTCCTGCTGGTGTGCTTGTGGTGGCTGCTGGTTTTTGTGATTTTGTTGCCATTACATTAGCTTTCGTATTTTAAATTGGGTTGCGTCGCCGTTAAGCGGCACAAGTTCTACTGCACGGGCTTGTGCTAAAAACTCCAGTGTTTGAAAAGCTTCACCGTAAGTTTGAATCATTTCTCCGTGCATATTTACTGTGTTGGTTACTTGTTCTAGTAAGCCTAGTGTAACCGGCTGAAATTCATCAGTAAATATCTCGTTCAGCAATTTCGTGAACGGATTCGGGGTCGTGTCGGACTCGGTCATTTTCCACATAAGCTTCTGAGGTACTTTCTGCATACATTTCAAGTTGTCGGGCAAGGGTCAAGGTATCACTAATACGTGCAACTTCTGAAAGTGCTGCAATTAGGTCTGGAATATTGTTAACTGAAATGGGCATAAAACGACCACAACCATCTGTGATGGCTACTTCTTCAACACCGCCTGGGTTAGTGCCAAATTCTAGGTAGTTGTAGTAAAAGTTGCCGTTTACATCAGGGCCAAAAAGACCATCATCACCAAAGGTGTCAACGTCGTTGGCGGGAACTTGTGCGAAATTAATTTTCATGTGATTTTCTAGTAGAGTTGCGTTGTTAAAAAATAATTATATCAAAAAGTATTCGAGATTTCAAGTGAATATTTCCACAAACAAAAAACCCACCTTGACGGTGGGTTAAGTGTGGTACGCCGAACAGGACTTGAACCTGTGACCAACCGATTATGAGTCGGCTGCTCTGACCAACTGAGCTATCAGCGCAAACTATCCATTATTTGCTGTCTTTGCTCTGGAGTGTAGTATTGCCACTCCACTATTTGTTTTAGTGTTCTGCCACAAGCTACACACTGTTGCAGTTTAGGGTCAAGATTGCACCTTTGGACGCAAGGACTTTCAATCTTCGAACTCAACGTAGTCTTCCTTGCCTACGCCGCACTCAGGGCACTCAAAGTCGTCAGGCAGATCTTCCCAACGACCTTCTAGTTCTTCATTGTGAACATGGTCACATACTACGCAAATATGTGTCATTTTACTGTCTCCCAAACTTGTTGATATGCCTCTGCATGACGTTGCTCTACGCGCTTTAGTGCAGCAAAACGTTTTTCGGCTTTTCTGAGCACTGCCAAAAATTGTTCCGCGTGTTCACGAGATTCAGCGGCTTGAGCATTTGCTTCTTTGGCAGCTTCGTAATTACCTTCACGAATTGCTCGGGCTTCAAACGTAGGATACATTTCTGTGTACTCATAGGTTTCGCCTTCGATTGCTTTTTCTAAGCAAACTTTGGTTGAGGGTCTACCGATAAGCAGCTCTAGGTGGCCCCAAGCGTGTTTTAGTTCTTGCGCTGCAGTGTGCTCAAAGTGTTTTGCAACATCTTCAAAGCCGTCTTCTCTGGCGATACGTGCAAAGTATAAATACTTTACGTGTGCCATTGATTCACCGGCTAGTGCACTTTCTAAGTTTTGTAATGTTACTGACATTGGTTTCTAACTTTCAGTGTTGTTGGTACCTTGTGACGGGATCGAACCGCCGACCTACTCCGTGTAAAGGAGGCACTCTACCGCTGAGTTAACAAGGCATTATAATGGTGATATTTTTCTTAGTGTGCTGATTTTATGACCCACAATAGTATCTGTGGCTTCGTACTTGCCGTCTGAGTTAGGCCTGTATACTCGAATTAGTGCACCTGGGTCTTCTGGTGTGCCAGTAATAGTAAAACTACTACCAGGAACGGCTTCGCTACCTGAAGTAATGACTTTAGTTACTTTTCCACGAGCAGTACCTCCGCTACTGTTCCAGCTAACGCTGTCACCACGTTTAATACTCTTTGCTTCCTTGATAAGAGCATCAAGGGCTTGAATATAGTGTTGTGTTTGATTTGTCATAGACAACCTTTATTTGGAGCGGGGTACGAGGATCGAACTCGTCTCAGAAGCTTGGAAGGCTACGGCACAGCCACTATACCAACCCCGCGGTTTAACTTAACATTTGTGGCACATATCCAGTATCTGGGCCACTAGCACCTGGCTTGCCTACCATGTTGGCATAATCTGAAACCATGGTAACATAAAGCATTCCGCTTTTGCGTAAAAACTCGCAACATTCCAGTGCATTAGACAAAACACTTATGTCTTGCCAACCAGCAATGTGCGGCAGTTTAGGGTCGGTGTAATAAACTCGGTACATAGTGTTTTGTGTGGAGCAGGATAGGAGGGTCGAACTCCTGACATTCTCGTTGGCAACGAGACATTCTACCACTGAATTAATCCTGCATTAAAAAGGAACATCGTCATCTTGAATACTGCGAATCATTTCACGTTCGCGTTTAACCAAGTCGTCTTCAAACCAAGGTTTTATTTCTTCTTCGTAATGAACTTGCCACTTGGCAAAACTAGCTTGCTCTTGTATTAGCTCAACCACTTCAGGTTGAAACTTAACAAATCCGGACTTTTCAGCCCAGATTAAGTATTCGTAGTGATCTTGTGCAACATCACATATTCTGCATCCAGCTAATTTACCAAATGTAATTGTGTCTGTTAAACCCAGTTTGGGGTTTTTTAGTTTTGAGAATCCAATAGCCACTACCAGTGCCTCCATACGCCTGCAACAATAAAGCAATTTGTGCCTATATAGCAAAGTACAATTAAGGTGCGTATAATGGCTACTGCATCGGCTTCTGCATCAGTTTTTCCGGCTTTGGCGCCGAGGGCGTTTGCCCATAGTCTCCAAAGTTTTTTCATAGTATCTGGCGGGTGGCAGAGGAGTCGAACCCCATCCCATTTCTGAGAACCTGGTTTTCAAGGCCAGTCGCAGGACCAACCCCGCTGCATTACCACCCACTGGTTATTCTGTTGTTTGTGTTGCTTCAGCCGCTTTTGTTCTGGCTTCCTGCAATTTTTCTAGCCGTGTCATAACTTCGTTGGAAGTCATCCAAATGTCTTTGTTGTTTAGCATTGAGTGGATTTCTTCACCAGTCAAAAAGTCTTTGTACACAGCTGTCATAAAGTTTTCCGACCACTTGCGCTCAAATTGCAGTTGATCGTACATTTCGCCACCTTTGCCAAATGTACCGGCTGAATAGTTGTGAAACATAAACAGCGAGTGTGGCGTGATTTCGTGGTTATGGCCGTGTAGAAAGATCATGGTTGCTGCACTCATGCAAGCGCCTTCTACTGAAGTAATAATGGTAGCTTCAGTGTCTGACATTACTCGCAAAAATTGTAGTGTGGTGTACAAATCACCACCAGGCGAGTTTATGTAAATACGAATTGTATCTACTGCCGATGCGTTGCGGATTATGTCAAACCATTCAACGTATTCTTCTGCGTCCAAAACAGGGCCGCTTAGGTAAAACTCATGAAGTTGTGCAACTGGCTTTGAAAAGTTGTTAACATACTTTTCCGGCTGAAACAGTTTAGGGTCGAAGTTATTTGTTTTCTTCATGTGTTCCTTTAATATAGTTTAATACTCTAGTTAGGATTCAAACCCAGTTCTAGTCTTGTCGATCTGCGCTTCTCACAGTGCTGACCAGAGTATTAAAGTATAGTGCCAGTATTCTGTTACGAGGAACTGGCAGAACCCTAAGCGGCAATTAAGCTGCTAATGCGTAAACTTGATCGTTTGCGTTTATTTTTGTTTTGCTGCTGCGGCCAGGAATCCCCAACCCTACGGCTTTCACATTGCCGAGTTGTCTGCTATTTTACTCTTTGCCCTGTCGAAACCATGACTGGCCCATTAGGAAACTCTCTGAGGTACTTGAAACCACGGTAACCCATCTTCCTGGCTGGTCCTTGCTCTGTCTAGAATTCGCAAGTATTTCAGTTGTTCCAGTGTAGTTACTCAGAAAGTTTTCTGGTGGACCAGGCGGGAGTCGAACCCGCGTCCAAGACACTTTTCTCGTTGCTTCATACAACCATAATTAAATTGCTTCTATAGTTTTAGAAACAATTGTTTTACCGTATTTTTCTGCTAAACTTGTAACGTAGTCTAACCACTGTTGTGCACTGGTTTCGTCCTGAAATTCAATAGTTGCACTAAAATTAGTGTTATTAATAGTCGGTATACCTGTGGTTTTTTCTATTGCTACTAAACTGTTTAAAAATGCTCTTCTTTCAGAAACAAATTGTTCGTTATCGTACAAATCTGACTTTGTAGCCCACTGTACTGTAGTTCTAAACATATATTACTTTCTTATCTGTCTGCTAAGCTTTTTGGCGTAAGCACCATTTGGTATCATTTCTGGAGAAATAATATCGTCTGATACGTCAGTGTCTCGCAAGCCATGTACGCAGTAGGCTGTTGTATTAGGCTCAAGTGCTGTTAACTTATGTTCTATATCTTTGTTTATATAAATCATTGCAGGAGCAGTAAAGATTGTTGTTTCTTGTCCTACTTCTACTAATAGTTTACCTGTTGCAAGTAGTGTTAAATGATCGAAACTATGTTTATGCCCCTGCTCGGTATGGCCTGCTTGTTTAAAACACATTTGACGAACAAACATATTTGCAACACACCCAAGTGCCACTTGTGGGGCGTCAGTTCTTGTTGATCCTGGATAAAATACCTCTATACCAGAAGAGGCTGCTGTAGGTGGCTCTATCATATTATAGTAATTCTATATTTAGTATTGCAATACTATCTTGGTAGGACTCGTATATTGCCGTAGCTTCAGTTACAAAAGCTTCTCCGCTTGCTATATCTATAAATCTTATTTCAATAGTGCTATCATCTATAAGAATAAAGTCACCTATTATTTTGCCTTGTGATTTATACCTTTGAAGCAGCTGTACTATAGCATTCTTTTTGGCTACAGAACTTTCTTCTCCAATAGGCGTACCTATTTTTGCTACTACTGATATCATACTATTTTTCTTGTAATATCAACATAACCCTGATGGGTATACGCATCAGGGTAATATTTTTTAATCATAGCTTCATGTACTGGCCCATCACTTTGACCTTTCCAGTTTACTGAAGCAGACGTCATCTGAACACCATTACGCCATTTTTCAATGGCTAGGAAAACGGCTCCAGCATCTGTGTTGAATGCAGCACCATGACTGCTATCAGCGGTAAGCAATGGCCCTGCTTTTCCTAATACGGCCATAGTATTCATAGCCCCTATTTGAACCATAAATAGCTCTATATCAGGATGGTAATGTTCAGCAGCTTTAGTGTGTGGATTTACTAAGTAAAGTTCTACCTGATAAACATCGTGTCTAAAAATAACTATTGATGTAACTTGACCTGTGTTATATACAGCAGATTCTGCAGGTATTCTAATAGGTACTTTGTTATCTAAATACCAACGACTGAATTCTTTTAAAGAATCCCAAGTTTTTGGTACTTGTAAGGATTCGTGATAGTTGAAAAAATTTATAGAACTCATTTTTATTTATAAAACCATATTTTAGCACACTACCCAAGCTAGGTGCTCCTAGTTACCCGCGGAAGGTGTGCGTACGTTTACTCCGCATTTATGCATTAAGTGGCAAGTAATGTGCTAAAATATGGTGCCCCAGTAAGGAATCGAACCTTCTTTTGATGCTTACAAGGCAACTGTAATACCAATATACTACAAGGGCATGGGCAACAGTTTTTATAGAACCGCTGCGATAAAACTACTAACTGTGAACTTATGCCTTCTCCGTTAGCGATTGGGCAGCCCGTATTTTTTGCCATCAGGGACTTTGGCTAAACTGGAGTTGGTGACAGGACTCGAACCTGCATAAAACGGATTTGCAATCCGTGGCCTAGCCGTTCGGCTACACACCAACATTAAATTTGACGAGTACGCACACAGGTTTCAAAACTATCCCAGCAACGCTCAAATTTCATTTGATACATTTGCTTGAGTCCGATCAAGTAGTTTTGCTTTTGATCTTCATCTAGCTTATCCCAATGATCTAACATTAGCTGAATGTCATCACAAACATTCCAGCACTGCATAATATTTTGTTCTAAGTCAAAGCGGTCAGTCATTTTAGTTTGCTAATATAAATTTTAGTCGGTCAGCAGCATAGCTTGCTGCAAAAGCATTGGGTTTAACTTGAGCATCTACGTTACAAGTACCTTTGATATAACCAATAGCTTGTTGTACAACACAGCTAGAGCCGTATAGCAAATTAGGGTTAATATCTAAATGCACCTCAACATGACGATCTTGTAACACATCACTTAGCTCATGAAATAGGTCTGATACTTTGTAAACTTCTTGCATTAAGCGTAAGGCAGGCTTTGACACTTTTTGGTCAAAGTCGCGTTCTCTGGTAATAGTTCCAAAAATTTTGCAACCGTGATTGCCGTCAATGTGTACTACCACTGCTAGCGTGTAGTCAGCGTGCCATACACCATTAACTTTAACACGCTCTGAATCGGCACCAAGATAAATCTTAGTTTCTGGTGATTGTGCTGCAATAAAGTCTCGGACTTCTTGTAAGTTAAATTCGTGCATGATAGTTGTTGTGTGGAGGGTCTGGAGGAAGTCGAATCCCCAACCTCTTGGTTCGTAGCCAAGTGCTCTCATCCATTGAGCTACAGACCCGTATGTGGCAGAGGGACTAGGGATCGAACCTAGAACGCATGAATCAAAATCGTGTGTGATACCATTTCACCATCCCCCAACAAATTTTATAGCTGTTCTACTGTGATTTTAAGGAGATTAGTCTCCACCTATATGTATGTTACAACACTTTGTACACCATGTGCGCCGGTGCTATAGGCTAGGTATACCCTAGTAGATAGGCTGTGCACTCATTTTCTTTCACAGCTATAAAATTTGGCTCCACAGGCAGGGATCGAACCTACGACCAATTGATTAACAGTCAACTGCACTACCGCTGTGCTACTGTGGAATATTATTTTAGCATACAACATACGCTAAAATAATAGTGCTGCTTACGATATACAGCGTGACATTGTCGTAGTCACCGATTGGGTTACGGACGCTCTAACCGGAACATCACGGACCTAAGGCAGGTTTTGGCGGTCTTAAGGGGTAACGATCCCCTTCTTCAAGCGTGACAGGCTTGTGTGCGTCCATGAACACTTTAAGACCATATTTGGTACGACTGGAGGGACTTGAACCCTCAATCAATGAAGCGGCAGATTTTAAGTCTGCTGTGTATACCATTCCACCACAGTCGCGTTATTGGTGGAGAAGGAGGGGATCGAACCCACTTGCCGAAGCCACGACTTTACAGGCCGCTGTCCTACCATTAGAACATCTTCTCCGCTTTAAAAGATAATTATACCCGATTCAGCAATCTGCGGCAAATCTAAATTTTGGCACGCCCCCACGGACTCGAACCGTGACTAATAGTTTTGGAGACTAACGTGCTGCCAATTACACTAGGGACATATAATTGCCCCACACTTCTAACACCAGACTGACTACTGGCTAGGGTCGTGGGATTCTGTTGGTGGTTTTGGTGGGATTCGAACTCACGACCAACGCCGTATGAAGACGGTGCACTACCGCTGTGCTACAAAACCAAAAAGCCAGAGAAAGTCTCTGGCCAGTAAAATTTGGGCCGGTTACATTCTCCGGCGACACATTTCGTTGTGCCTGAAGACATTGACGCTGTTTAAAGTCCATTAAAGGGGCATAGTCTGTAGCCTTAAGTAAACAGATACATAGTTATTTTTGTGTCAGGAAAACTTTAACCCCGTGAGAGCAGCCCATCTTGTTTTCGCTTCAGCGGACGCAGGATAATGCCTTTTCGCATTAATTTGTATACAAGCCTGCAATTGTAGTTAACTGGGTACTAATCTCCCTGTATAGCCGGAGCACACCGGTAGCTTACGCTAGTCTAGCAATACGTGCTTTTACAATTTGGTTGCGGGGGAAGGATTCGAACCTTCTAGGCGGAGCTTATGAGACTTGCCTCTACCCTGACTCCCCGCGATATATTAATATTATACCGGAATTGCTAAATATATTCAAGTATAAAATTTTTATGGCAAAGCTGTAAGTTTTTCGTTTACTGAGCTTAACAATGCTGGGTCACTTGGTGACTGGTATATTCTGTCAAATTTTAGTTCGTAGGTATCCAACTGTTTAAAGACACCTTCAGCAATTTCTTGCGTTATACTAACCCTAACCGTTGTTTCGTGGGGTAAGCTGTTAGTGCTCATATAAACAATAGTTACTATTTTGTTTGATAAATCCATTATAAAAAACTCCAAATTCTAGCAGTATATCTTAAATATATTGACGTTTGTCCGGGTATTATATCCCCATAATTAGTTCTTCGGTAAGTAGAAAATCTTAAAGTATTATTTATCGAATCAATACATAATGCTTCGCTGTCTACTGCAGCCTGATTACTTACATTTCTTCCAAAAAAATCTACAAGAATCGGACCACTAACAGGAATTTCTCTATTAATTAATGCAGAGTTTAGGTCAGCTTGACCACTAGCACTTAGAATTTTAATTGTTAGTACTAATATATCTTGTGGCTGTAGAGTTTCTAATCCAACAAAACTCACACTATTAGGCCCCACAAAAACTTCCTGATTTCTATACAGTCTTTGATACAATAACTTATTATTGCTATTGAATTTTTCCACTCCAAAGGAGTTATTTATTTTAATTAAGGAGTCTGATACTACTACGGTCATGGTGTTACTGCCAATGCTATTTTTATTGGATTTCTAGAAATATACATAGATTGTGGTCTAACAAAAACACCCAGGCTATTATAGGGGGCTAGTTGAGCTAGAGTAACTACTGTAGCATTGTTATAACCGTCTACCACAGTAGTTGTATAATTAACGTGTTCGTTGGCTTGATAGTTAAGTAGAAATATTCCACCTGCAGGATTTATTGGACCAGGCGGCAAGTTAAGTATAATGGGGTATATCATAAGACTAATTGTATTATACGCCCTATTGCCGTACTGATCAGTAAGACCTTCATTTCTACCAAAAAGGGATACTTGCCATTTATAAATAGCTTGAGTGCTCTCAGTTATTCCTGTATTGTTATTATAATAAGTAACACTTCGCCAACTAGGGGTTTCAAAAACTCTAGACCCTGATGTACGCTCCCAGGCACGGCTAAATTGTAAACTTGCGCTTCCGGTCAGGTTTGGCACTTCGTAGCCAATGTCTCTGCTAAAATTAGTATTAAAAGGAGCGTAAAAGTAATTAGTACCTGAAAAAAAGCCGCTGGTTGTGTCGTCGACGATACTATTTTGCCCATAGATCATAGGGCTTCGGGTGTTGCCGCCAGCAAATAACTCACCGCTTGGATCTGTTTTTAAGTACAAATTATTAGTATTAAAAGTTATATTTCCATTTGCATTGCGTGTTATTATTTGTTGAGGAGTAATGCTTATTCGTTCACTCAATTACAAGTACCTCCACATTGGGCAAACTAAAAGCAGGTATATCTTCGCCATAAGCAATTGTTTGACACGCAACAAAAATATTACCTGTTGCAGCATCAAAAGTACCATAAAATGTACGATAACCACCTGCGTAGGTTACTCTATACCCATTAGCATATTCTACACCATTAACAACAAGCATTATGTAAGGATTAGGTATCGTGGTGTTTCCAACGTATATTTCTTCTATTCTTTGACTTGGTACAAAAGCTGAACCCATATATTTCCTTAAACTATTTCGCCAGTTTCACGAATAAATTTGGTATCTGTGCCAAGTACATCAAATACTTTCATCCAAAGCTTCTTAAGTGGAGTAAATATCCAACCCCAGCTATTATAACCATAGTACCACTTTGCATAATAAACCGCAGGAGTGGCAAAAGTAGCAATAATTAAAAACTTAATTAATTTGTATTCTCGCATTAGTGGAACCACAACTTCTGCTAGTTTATAGTACCCACGTTTGTTTCTTTCAGTAATGTGTTCGTCTCTGTATCGTCTAATAACGGCATCTAATACTCCTGTGCCATATCTTGCCTCTAATACAATAAAACAGCATCCACTACAACCCTTACTTCCATCCTCCCAACTAAAAACACCACGAGGTTGGGCAGGAAAAGTTAGTGTGCCTGTGTTTATTTTTTGACGAATTTGTACATAGGGTAGATTGCTGTGAAAAAATAAGTTTTGTCGATTAGCAATTGGGTTACTAATGGCGTTAGCAACATTTATATCGGCTGTGCCAATAAGCATTGTGCCACTATTTCCATCTACATACAGCCTTCTAGTTGACATATCTATAACACCCTAATATTTTATTATAATCAATTGTGTCTATGCTAGATAGTCTGCCAGGTAAGTGGTGCAGTATTTTATTTTCTGCTACGCAAACACCAACATGATTATTTGGAATAACTTCTGTTACGGCATCTGCGTACACTAAGCAATCCCCTCTAGCAGGGTTGCTAACTTCGCAAAAATTGTTGTCTTCATACCACAAACGCATACCTGATTTGTAGTATTTTAAGAATTGTTTATTTGAAATAGTATTATAGATATTTCCAAAACTTGTGTGCAAGTGATCGTCAAGCCACTCTGTAAATAAGGTAATACAGTCAGAGCGTTTTAACACGTAAGCTCTAGCCAAGTAACTCTTTTCGGGTGCTATTGGCGCCCATGTTTTTTGTTGCTTGTTTAAGTATATTGAGTACTGTTTAAACTCGTAGGATACGGTAAATAGTCCACACTCGTCTTCAACTAACAGTCCTCGAACTAAGGAGAATTGCTTGCCTACCTTGTCTGCAAAAAAGTTATAATCCATAGACTAAAACACCCCAAACCTAAATTTGGGGTGTAAAAATTAAATCATTGTGGTATGTTTGTGAGTTTCTACTGCTTTGCTGTATTTTTCGTACTGCTCAATCCAGTAATTTAACTCTTTACTGTTTTGTGGATTTTTCGATTCCAAGTACGTTTCAAGCAGCTCGTGCTCTGGTCTAAACACTGATTTAAGCACACGCAGTGCATAGTTTAGGCCGCTCATTTTTGATTTACGAATTCGTAAAACTGTTTTGACTTAGCCAACACTTCACCAAAGTCAAAAGGCTTTGGCATAAACTTTTCCATCATTTCTTTGTTGGCAAGAGTTTTGTCAGTGATGTTATCAAACATTTCTTGTGCAAATTCTAGGTTTGCTGCATACTCAGCTTGCATAAGCTCAGCAGTCATCTTCAAGATTTCAAGACGAATTTCAAAAGGAGATTTATTACTCATTGTAGTTCCTGTGTGTTGTGTGTAAAGTGCAGGCTTTTCACCTGCTTGGAGCGCTATTTCAGCTCATGTGTGGTACTGAGGGAGGATTCCGAGACCTCGACCTATCGCTTATCAAGCGAGTGCTCTGCCGCTGAGCTACCCCAGTAAAATTGTGTGGTGCCTCGAACTGGAGTCGAACCAGTGACACACGGATTTTCAATCCGCTGCTCTACCGCCTGAGCTACCAAGGCCTTGCCAAGTATTAATAGTTTGCCACTGTTCGGCTTCGTAGCTGTCGCAGTCAATACGCCAAGGGCAGGTGCTTAGTATCTGTGTTGAGCAGTCGTCGTTGCCCCAGCAAACTGGCGGTTCTGTGCCACGTAGTACCACTATTTGTTTGTGTACTAATTCACGTCGATTAGCTAAACTAGCTTCTTTGTCTAAGAGTTCTTGGATGTTTGACATTGGCAATTTCCTGGGCAGACAGTCGAGTTTCGATCTCGGTCTACGACTTTCACAGAGTCGGGTGCTTCCATTACACTACCTGCTGCATTGTTTTTGGGCTTGGCATGAATAGCGGCTTCTGCTGCTCGGCACGCTTTTAGGGTGTCAAACTGACAGCGACCACGTTCGCCATACTTCCACTTACCGTTAGCACATTTCATGCAAGGCATAAATTCCTTTGTTTGGCGGAATACGTAGGAATCGAACCTACCCACCCATTACTGAATGACAGATTAGCAATCTGTTGCCTTAACCGCTCGGCCAGTATTCCATATTTATTTGGTAGCCCCACCGGGAGTCGAACCCAGATGAACCAATTATCTGTTGCTTACGGGATATAAATCCGCCGTTTTACCATTAAACTATAGGGCCGTAAGTACCATATAGAAACACACTATCTTCACTCACTTACGATTGTCGTAACCAGCGGAAGTTAGCAATCTGCTCATGTATTGCTATAATGTGTTTTTATATGGTAGACGCACAGAGAATCGAACTCTGATTTGCTGGTTAAAAGCCAGCTACTTTAGCCGTTAAGTTATACGTCCAGTGTGCGCTTCCATTTGCCACGAAGCTGCTTGTGGCTTTTTTGATGTGAACCACTGCCACCACGCTTCATTAAAGCTAGTGCAACATGGTTCCGAGGTTTTCGTGTTTTCATATATTCCTTTTGGTGGAGAATACAGGGATCGAACCTGCGACCTACTGCTTGCAAAGCAGCCGCTCTCCCAGCTGAGCTAATTCCCCAAATTGTGGTGCGTCGAGAGAGACTCGAACTCTCAATCCTTTCGGCACTGGCTTCTAAGACCAGCGTGTATACCATTCCACCACCAACGCATTATACTTTTATGTCTACGTTTACGCCTTTGGTTGTATCAACTGATCTGTAGTACACTGTTTGTTGCACAAACTGAGCACCATTGTTGTCAACTTTAGTTGCATAAACTATCTCACGTATTTTATCAAAATACGGAGTAAATGTTCTTGAAACGCTTTTTGTTTCCATATTGTTGTACCTACTGTTTACTACCCGCCCCGCTAAGGGCGTGTTTCTGGTTTATTGTGTTCATGACTCACACCTGTACCAGAACTCAAACCATACCCACTAACTTTCCCGGGTGTTAATGTTCTCAAGCCTGCAATGTTCCATAACTGAATTGGACACTAGCAGTAGGTACAACAATATGGTCAAGGCGGCAAGAATCGAACTTGCGCTACAACGTCCCAAACGTCGGGTGATGCCATTTCACTACGCCCTGATATGTTAGTTTATTGAAGCAAACTAACAAAACTTACTGGAGTACGCATAACTGTCCAGTGCAACAAAGAATAATAATTATACTTGAAAAAGCATTTTACCACAAGTGTAAAATTTTAAAGCCATAATTTAACACACTAAACTACTTAGGCCGCAAAAGGGGCCATTGTTCATAAAATGTGTTAAATTATGGTGGATCAGGCAGGACTCGAACCTGCTTCCTAAAATTATACAACACACGACCATGTATTCGAACTCAGGCTGAACTGTAGTTGAATGTACCGTTGCGGCGGTCACAGGGTCAACACTCCACATTCAAAGGTGTTGTATGCCGGCTTTGTGCTTTAACCATGTTAAGCTACCGATCCATATATTAGCACACTATAAAATATGCTAATATATGGAGACACTCCCTAAAGTGTCCACATATAGTCTTATTACCGAGGGCGACAGCCCCGCTGTATCTTAGAATATCCAAACATTCCCTCTACAGCGGCGGGACGTTTATTTTAATGACGGAGCTTGCATCCGCCTCGCTCGAATTGTGCTGCCACATACTAGGGATGTATGTGGCAAGCCTAAGCGGGACTTAATTATAAACTATTTTTGTAGACTCGGATTGCTTCAGCATCTAAACTGGCATATGTACGGAAGCTGTCACGACCTACTCGATCATAAAGATCGTTTGCCATTTGTTCTAGATGTACAAGCTGCTCAATAGTAATCAGAGTACATTTAATGTATCGTGACATAAAAGCATCAATTAAAAAGTCTCGTGAATAGCCACTCATAATATCTCCAAATCAGCCTATATTATAAGGCATTTCGGTTACTTCGTCAAGTGTCAAAACACGAATGTGGGTATCACCACGCTGATCAGCTTGTTTTAGCCAGTTGTCGAGCACACCATGCATCAAGCCACTCATGTGATAGTTGCCTGCACCACAGCGGTAAGTGCTGCCCGAATAACCATCAAACTCAAACCAGTCGCCACTACGACGTACTGCAACAATACCTGAGTTCAGTTTCCACGAATTCGACCCAGCAAAGCCACCGTACCAGCCAGCAAATACTTTGCGGAGTGGAACCTCTAAGTCTGGGTGGTCGAATTCTAGTACGACCCAAACGTCTGGTGTGTAGATACTCATATTATTTCTCCAAATCAGACTATATTATAATCTGATTCAGGCAAATACTCAAGTGTAAATTTCTTGGCCCGGCTAGCAGGAATCGAACCCACATTAAGGGCTTAGAAGACCCCTGTATTATCCGTTATACGATAGCCAGATGTATTACTGTTTAAAAGTTACTGGGCTGTACACATCGAACAGTTCAGTTTCAAAGTGCAAAACTAGACCACGTTCCATGTACTCGTAGTTGTCTGGAATATCTAGTACAATTTGCTTTTGCTCAATCTGTGTTAGCAACTCACGGTGGCCTAAAAAGTTATCTTCTAGTTGCCACAAGTTTTCACGATTAACAAACACAATTTTTTGCGCCCAGTTAACTAAGTTGGCACTGCAAGGAATAAGTGCGTAGTTAAAGTTTGATCCACACGATCTGGCATTAATACCACGCTGCACTGCCATAGCTGCGCCTGTTGGTGAGCGAAGCAATCCAGCACTGCAAACAAACAACCAACGCGGAGCTTCGCCTTGATACTGGTTGGCATACGGTGCTGATGTTTTAAAAATTGCGTCGTTTTTACTGCCTTGAGCAAATGGTGTGTTTGTCATAGTGTGGTTTTGTAGTTGTGTAGGGCAAAGCTGGCTGTGTTTTTTTGTTTTGATTCGCACATAATGTCTGCATAGGGATTAAAGCTAAGTGCCCAATCATTGCAGGCTTGGTTCCAGTAAAACTCTGAGTGTGCACGAAGTTTGGCTGCAGTAAAGCCCATTGTTTTAAGTTGCCGTAAGTCTGGGCGAACCAGTGGGTCGTGGTCTACTAAGCAATCTTCTCGACTTACTGAATAGTGAATAGTAGGGCGAACACCACGCCAAGAGTCTACAACACGCTTAAACTTAGGGTCATCAGGTGTGATATACTCACCGCTGTAAATCCAGTGGTGGTGAATGTCTAGTACAAGTGCACAAGTGTCTGCTAGTTCTAGACTATGGTCAATGCCCCAGGTAAACTCGGCGTTTTCTATGGTTAAACAGTTACGTGCTTCGGGTGAGAGACGACGCAGTGCGGCTTTGATACCGTCTGGGCCACGCTTACCGCCGATATGTACGTTGCACTTAAAGTCTTGAAACTCACGACCAAAGCCCATGTAACGGATCAAGTCGCAGTGATACTCAAACTCGGTAATTGAGTTTTCGATTACGTGGTCTTGCTCCGATGCCAGCACACAAAACTGACCAGGGTGGAATGAGAGCTTGATATCCAGGTCGCGAGCACGTTGGCCGATTTTCGACAGATTGGTTTCAAGAAACTGCACAACTTCCGGCTGGAAGTAAAAAGGCATCCAGTCGTCATGTGTGTAAGCTGGTAGTAAATCGCTGGTAATGCGAAACATACGCAACTCAGGCACTTGACGGCCGATATATTCAATCTGACCGGCCAGGGCTGCAACGTTGGCACGCATAATATCCCACAGTCGTTCACGAGCACGATCAGGTGTTTGTGAACTGAGCCATTTGATAGTTGTGCCTGACTGATTCAGTTTAGGGTCTGCTTTAGACTCCGAAACTTGAACTTTACAGGCGAAACCAATGCGTTGGATATTTTGATTGAACATTTTTGTGCGGTATTTGTGTGTTAATTGATTATTATACTATAAACAGTGCTGTGTGTCAACTTTAAAATTATCTGCCCACTAGCCCAAAGCAGATTCGGCAAACAGGAAAGTCGTCGACGTCAGTTTTATGATCTGTGCCCCAGATTCCACAATGTGAGCATTCTTTGCACCATTGCTCTAACAAGTAGTCGTCTACGTCTTCTATATCTATGCCTGCATCTATGCAGGCTTGGGTAAGTGTTTTGCGAGTACCTGACAACTGTTTAGTTAGTCGGCGGTACGTTTGGTCGATATCGGTCATCTAGGTGTCGGTGAGTTTTCTCAAATTCTAAAAGGAACATAATACAGCAAGCTGCATGAGCCAGGTGCGATAAGCCCGACTCGGGGTCTTTGTCTTCACCATCATTAAATGCTGTAATGTGTCGCATTGCTGCGGCTAAGGGTCGGCTCCAGGCAAAGCCTGCACGCCAGTTGTGTGCTGCGTACTTTTTTGCACCAAATGCCAACACTGCGGCTGTTTGGTTCATTGCTTCAGTACTCAGTAAGTTAAGAGGTAGTTTGTTGGTATCGAACTTTAGTGCTGTGCCTGCTGTTTTTGCTATTTGTTCAAGCTGGGTTTTATTTAGTGGGCCGTTGTCACCTGGGTAGTTAGGTGCAGAGCCAAATACTGTGATATGTTCGATTTCGTCTAATTTAGGCATTGTTTTCTGTTGATTTTGGTTTTAGTAGTGCACACACTTTTACTGGAGCAACTTCTTTTATGTCTACTACAGGTTCTAGTTTATTTCGCTTGCAATAATCAAGATACGCTTGTAATGCGTAGGTTTTAATAAACTCACTTAGTTTCATAAATAAAAGGCCCAGATGTGCTAGATTTGTAATTATATCACGGCGGTACAGCCAAGTCAACACAAAATTTTTTTGTGGTTTGGCGCACAGCACGAAAATTTTGACTTGCCCCAGCACGGTGTTTGAGTTATAATGTAACTCTAAGCAATTTTTTAAAAGAAAATATGGACATTAATTGGCTCGTACAACGATTAACGCACGGAGATAGTTATACAGTACAAGATGGTGACAACGATCCTTACCAAGTAAATACTCCGCCTACACATCTAACCATTAAAGCAGCAGCTGTAATAGTTACACTAAGTAATCAACTACAGCAATCTAATATAGCAATGCTTAACCTACAACGTCAACATGAGGAGTTAGCTGATCAATATGAAACCCTTCGAAACACTAGCTCTACTGCAGCAACTGGCACTAAAACTTGACGGTGGAAGTGGAACTGATCTAGAGCAGCGCAGCTTTGACTGCATCTTGGAGATCTTAAATGAAAACATTAAAAACAGGAGTGCTAGCAGCCACGCTGTTGGCATCACTAACACTGGGTACTGGAACATTAGCTCCAGTGTACCCAGTTAAAGCAAGTGCTAAAGACATAGAGTGCTTGGCTAAAAACATTTACCACGAATCTCGCGGTGAATCACTACTTGGACAAATAGCTGTTGCCCAAGTTACACTAAACCGTGTTAACAGTGGTTTATTTCACAGCACCGTATGCGGCGTTGTTTATGCACACCGACAGTTTTCGTGGACATTGGACAAAACAAAGCGAGTGCGTGACACCAAAGCTTGGCAAAGTGCACAAGAAGTTTCTCGTGCAGTATTAACACAAACTGTTGCTTTGCCGAACTTTACTGCCACGCACTTTCACACAAAACAAGTAAAACCATATTGGGCCAAAACCAAAACACGTGTTGCAGTTATTGGAAACCACATTTTTTACAGTTGAAGCGCCCAGCTTAATGTGTTATAATAAACACATTAAGGAATAAAATTATGAAAATCAGACTTCTTTCAGACCTGCACACAGAATTCCGTTTACCCTACAAAACTCACGCCATGAGTGAATATCGTGGCGAGGATGTACTTGTGCTTGCTGGCGACATTGCCAGCGGTTCAACCAACACTGTACAAGTTATCAAACACTTTAAAGACTTGGGTTTTCCACACATTGTGTATGTGCCAGGTAATCACGAGTACTATGGTGGCGACTTTGACGACTTTAACCACAAAATGATGCAAAAGTGCGCACAGCTTGACGGCGTGCACTACTTAAATCCAGGCAGCGTTGAAATTGACGGCGTGTTGTTTGTTGGAGCTACACTGTGGACTAACTTTGCTGAAAACCCTTTCTCGCAATCGGCAGCCAAGCGTGGCATTAACGACTTCCGTGTAATCAAAGGCTTTGATGTGAACCGTTGTGCACAAACTTACTACCAGCACCTAGACCATATCAAGTACAAATATGAAAATCGTGGTGATAAGAAGGTAGTGGTTGTTACACACTTTTTGCCAGCCCGTGAGTGCATTGCACCACGCTTTCGTGGACCGGACCTAATCAATGACTACTTTGCTAATAACCTTGGTGAGTATATTTCTACTATGTCTGACACTACTTGGCTTTTTGGCCACACACATGATGCTACAGATATTGTCATTGGTGATACTCGTGTGGTTGCTAATCCTCATGGTTACTACAATGCCATGAATGACGGTGTTGGGTTTGACGCACACAAAATAATTGAGGTCTAACATGAAAATGGGCGACTACTTACACAATATGCTTGTAGCACTACTAGGTGACCCAAAATTGGTTATGACCTGGTGGACTACTCCCAACAAAGCATTTAATGGGCAATGCCCACAAGATGTTGACGAAACCACAGTTAAAAATTACCTAGAAAGCCATTGCTTTAGATGAAGACCGCAAAAGAACTTATTACAGCACGTATCCTAGCCGACTCGGTGTCCCCCCGTGGTCAGCGTATGACCACCATGGAAATCGAGTATCCACGGTTTATTTTAGCTGAGTTGAACACACACCGTATGCTATCAAAGAATAGTGCATCTAGCCGCGCTATTCCGGTTAAGGCTATGCATCAGCACATGACTGAAAATCCTGCACGGCCTGTGCACTGGGGCAAAAATCAGCCTGGTATGCAAGCCAAAGAAGAATTGGCTGGCATGAACTTAACTGATGTACAGTTTATGTGGCAACGTGCACAGCAAGATGCAATGCATTGGGCACAGCAAATGTCGGAACGTGCTGGTTTGCACAAACAAGTAGCCAACCGTATTACAGAGCCTTGGATGATAATGAAAACTGTTATTTCAGGAACAGAGTGGGCTAACTTTTGGTGGCTGCGTGCTCATGCCGATGCACAGCCAGAAATCCACGAATTGGCTATGAAGATGTGTAATGCTTATAACAAGAGTAGTCCACAACTGCTGCAACCAGGTGAGTGGCACTTGCCTTATGTAAAGTCGCACCGCTTAAGCAGTGGCGAGTTAATTTACTTGGACGCAACCGACACACCAATTACCACAGAACAAGCCAAGATCATTTCGGCTAGCTGCTGTGCACAGGTTAGTTACCGCAAAAGTGACGACAGCTATGAAAAAGCACACAAGATTTTTAAACAGCTGATCGAATCACAACCTTGCCATGCGTCACCAGTTGAGCATCAAGCTACACCCATGGACTTGACCACTTATGCTAATTACGAGCCAGAAACCTGGGAGCCGGGTGTTACCCATGTAAGTGCCAATGGTGATTTGTGGTCAGGCAACCTTCGTGGTTGGATTCAACATCGCAAACTTATTGCTGGAGAAGCACAATGGTAAAGCCAGAATATGAGTATGAAGCATTTGATCGTTGGTTTAACCAACCAGAAGAATATGGACTAAGATCAGAACGGTTTTATGACTTAGTAAATAACACAACTGACCCGCTGAAGCGGTTTGAAATTATTACGCAGTGGATGACAGCGGCATTTGATGCTGGTCGTCATCCAGAACACAGGTATGTATAAATGAATGTTTCTAATCCATATTCATTTAATTTATCTGTTGGTGAAGTTACTCCAGATATATTCAATGTACGCAGTAATGTCGCAAAAGAAATAATCAGGATTACTCCAACAGGAGAAATCTACTGGCACGGTAAATTAGTAGAAACTAATGAAGATTTCAAAACCAGTATGTTGGAGTTGGCAGAGTATTTTAAAGGACGAAAGCCATGAACGTTGTGCTTTACACCCAAGACTTTGAAGCCATTACTGTACTAGACTTGCCACAATGGTTACTGGAACAATTAGAGCGTCAGGGTGCAGTACGTGTTGCTGTGTTGCGACCTGTGCAGTTTGGTGAGAACCCAAACGTAGCAATTGGTTCAGTTGAGGGTCCACAAACAGTTACTATTTATTGTGAAAAGCTGCGTTGGCGAGATGGAACTCTTAAGACCATTTTAGTAACACACGACGAAGAACTTGCACTTGCATTACGACCTCACTGGCTGCCAGGCCAGCAAGCAACTGTGCAAAGCTACCGCAAAGCAATTCGTCACCTTACTGACCAACTTGTCCGTGTAATGCGAAAATAAACTGTTGAAGTCTCTGAGCCATTATGATATAATAATTCATATTTCGGAGACTTCAATCATGTATTTTTGCGTAAAATGTTCAGATGACGTAAACCCACGCCGTTGGGCATTAGGCAAACACACTTGTTTGCCTTGTGGTGAGAAAGTTGCACGTGCCTTTAAGCACTGCATTGTGCCAATGGCAAAGTCTAATTACCAACCAGTAACCGACCTTTCAACACTCAAACAACTCAACAAATATGCTAGAACTTAAAATTACTTGCCAAGATGCTGATGAAGCCAGGATCTACCTAAATGCACCGCAGTACCACAACTTGCTAGATGATCTACGCAATGCACTTCGCAATGCACAAAAGCATGGCAGTGATAGTGATGTTGTTCGTGTTGTGCAAAACTTTTTTCCTGATATTACCATTGCTTGTGACAACCACCAAGGGCCATACTAATGATTTTCAAACTACTAGACCAAGTATTTGTTTTATTTATTAAAACCCTAAGCTATATAGCTATTGGTTTGGTAGTAAGTCTTTGGTTCTTAGTGGCACTTGCCATTGTCGTTAACATTTATAAACTTTTTGTATGAAACAGCCCAAATATAACATTACTCGTGAATTCAATAACTGGTTTTTTGACGAAGCCTATCCAGATACTGGTAGCAATCGTGCACAAGTTTACATGAGTGGCAATCCTGGTAACAAAGAGAATCGTGACTACTGGATGCGTCAGGCATTTGTAGCTGGAGCCAACTCTATGTGGGACGAAATCAACTTGTGCCTGGCTCAGTACGCTTGTGCAGTTGAGGGTCTAGACCCAGAACTGGTAACTCCCAGCGAAGTCTATGATCGTGCTCGTGAAAACTTGCACAGCCACATCAATCAGCTGGAGCTGTTTTAATGAAGCTACGCAAAATGCGTCGCCGAGCCAACCAAAAGCGTGGCTTTGGTTATGGCAAACGCTGCTCAGAATACTTTCGTGGATGTATAGTTTGCGAAGCCTACCACTACTACGACGAACACAAACGTTGGCCTACATTTGAAGAAGCCAGCGAAATTTGTAAGCAACACATTTTTGAGGATTGTTATGAAAGTAAAGATTGGACCGTACCCTAAGTGGGTGGGACCTTACCAAATCGCAGAAGCACTCTGCTTTTGGGCTAAGCCACAAACTGACGAACATGGCTTTAAGGTGAAGCCTGACTGGGTTCACGACTTTGGTACTTGGCTGGCTGAGAACCAAGATGGTTCGGATAGCTGGATTACCAAAACCTGTCAGTGGATTCAAGACCGCCGTCAACGCCAGGTTTATGTTCACATTGACAACTACGATGTGTGGGGTGCTGACCATACACTAAGCCTAATCGCACTGCCACTGCTGGAAAAACTAAAGCAGCACAAGCACGGTTCACCATGTGTTGACGACGAAGATGTTCCCGAAGGTCTGGGACTACGCTCAACCGAAGCGCCGCCAAAGGAAAATGACTGGGATATTGACGATAATCACCACGATCGCTGGGACTGGGTCTTAGACGAAATTATCTGGGCACACCGCCAAGAAGCGCTTGGTGATCCAGATCAAGATGCTTGCTGGCAACACGATGTACCTGATGAGTGCTGGCCGTTTCCAAGCGGCAAAACTGGCATTGACAAAATGTTGGGCAACGTCAAATGCGATGATGAAGCACTTGAGGCTTTTACAAAGCGTAAACAAAACGGATTTCGTTTATTCGGCAAATACTATCAAGCACTGTGGGATTAAACTATGACACTTTTAACTATTGTAGCAATAATTTGTTTGGCGACAATTGTTGGTGGGCTGACATGGTGGGCACTAAATGATCGCACACTAAACTGCACCAACAACGGTTGTACTCAAGACTGTGATCAAGGACGTCGTTGCACTTGTGGTTGGCCTGGTACAACTGAGCAGTGCGCTACCACTTGTTATAAAACTCAACGCCAGCATCAACTTGAAGACGAGTTTAACAACTCAAACTGGCCGTTTCCAGTTAACAAACCCTAAATGTTGTTTTTCGGCAACACATAAAAGCCACAATTGCAGAAATGCACTTGTGGCTTTGTGCTTTTTGGGTTATAATATATACTTAAACGGAGAAATTATGATTAAACCTGGAACACTTTGTATGATTCGTGGCGTGCCAAGCAAACAACTTGGCCACGACTGCAACGGCAAGATTGTGGTTGCTGAGCAAAACATTTTTGACGATGTGTGGAAGATTACGCCAGAGGTGGTTACCGCCGTAGGCGGCGGACTGCGGAGCTTGTTTGCCAGCAAAGCCAAGTACTTGCACCCACTGGACAATCCACCAGAAGATGCTGTAGATGAATACTCAACCCGAAAGGAACTAGCATGAAATTTGCACAACGCAGAACAGTTTACGCTGATCTCAAAGATTACTGCCACCTGGCTAGGCCAGTTGACATGGTAGAAGTATGTGAGTGGGCAAACGGCGAAGGCTGGGATGTTGCACTTGGTAACAGAACTTTTCAGTTAACACACGGCGAGCTGCAAGCTCTCGCAGTGCTTTGCAATGTTGCACATCCAAAGGAATAACATGACACAAAAAATTGTAATCAATGCTTGCCACGGCGGGTTTGGCCTTTCAGATGCAGCCACTGAATTGTACGGCAAGTTAACACACCAAAACTTAGTACGAGGCTCAGAATCACTTTTTGGTAAAAGCAGTTGGTATGTCAATGAAATTGCAGACGAAAACTTCTTTTATGACGGAAACATTCCACGAGACTGCCGATACTTAGTGCAGGTTGTCCAACAACTTGGTCTAGCCGCCAATGGCCGCTACAGCACTTTAAAAGTTGTGGACGTGCCAGATGACGTTGAGTGGTTTATTGCCGAATACGACGGCTGGGAACACGTAGCTGAAATGCACAGAACTTGGGGTTAACATGAACCTAAAACAAATACTAGACCAAACACCAAGACTGCGAGCCTGGGCTGCAATCGGCCCAGTGCAACACGCAGAATTAACGCAGTTTGCTGAAGCAGTGCTAAACCAACGTGCTGCTGGTGTTACTGCTGATGGATTTTTCGTGGAACCAGGCAATCGTGTATGGATACTAGACAGCTTGGGTTCGCCTAAACCCACCACAGTGCAAAAGACTCAAGCACTCACAGACTACTACTTATTCGGCCAGATTCCAGTTTCGGAAAGCTGGCTAGACCAACAAAACCTACTAAACCACATTAAACACAACAAATGAGCCACTTTTACAAATCTATCGCGCCGCCTCAAGCAAACTGGCGTTGGAGTTTTGGGAATAGCACAGATGTGTACTTTCAGTTTTACATCGCTAAACCACCAAACCGACTACAACGCTGGCTAACACACAAACTACTAGGCATCCGCTGGGAACCTGTACCACCTACTAAACCACAACTATGAAATCCACACACAAAATTGCTTACAACTACTGCATGGCCAACATTCAGCAACGAGCTGGGGAGGAGGCCGTCAGCCAAGCTTTTGCCGCCTTAGGGTCGGATAACTCGATCTTTGGTCTAGCAGAACCCATTGAAGGTGCTTATACAGAACTTGTCGAACAGCTACTTGGCCCAGAACTTTTTGAGTGGCTGATGTGGTGGATGTATGAAACTAACTGTGGCACTAAAGCTATGGGTTTTGAAATTGATGGTGTAGACTACGACCCCACACAAATGACACTGTTTAAATTCTTGGAGATTGTTGATGCTGAATAAATTACCGCCCATTAAAGTCTGTGTAGCCATTGCTGTCTTGGTAGCAATGCTGGTAGCGGCAGTAATAACAACACCAATTATAGGTGGAGTACTGGTGGTTGCACTGCTGTTAGTCTGGTCTATTAACACTCTGGTAGAGCACTACATTCAATGAGCTATAAAATTCAATACCTAACAGCCAAACTACAAGAAGAAGCGGCTGAAATAATTCAAGCGGTTTCGAAAATTAACCGCTTTGGTGAAAACAACAAGCACCCAGATCGTACAACCACTAATCTCCAAGAACTGGTAGGCGAACTCGAAGATTTTCTTGCAATTGTCGCGGCTCTTGAGCACTATCAATACATCGACTTGACCCTAAGCCGAGACCAAATAGCCGTCAAAGCAAAAGCATTACTACAAGGCTAAAATGTTCACAAATACACGAGATTACACAAAAACCTGGCATACTTTTGCTGGCTACGATTTCTTGGGAAATCCACAATTCACAACAGAAACGCAGCACGTGCTAATTGGCAGATTCGATGAATTCTTTATTCATTACCTAAGCGACCATTTAGCACACCTACAAATAAACCCCAATGACGACGGGCTAGAACGTGCCGAACAGTTCCGGGAATTGTATATTCAATGCCGCTTGGATTGTCAGCACGAATACGAAAAAGACCAGGCCGTATCCCCATAGAAAAAATACACCTTGCTTTCTTCCAAAAAGTATGCTATAATTTAATATAACTTCTAGAGAGTTAAGATTGTAGTTATAGTGATAAATTCACTAAATGCGGTAGCTTGAAACTTAGGAGCCCTGTCGACGTTAGGTTTCAACGGCTGCTGCAATTTAGGGTCAATTTATCTAGTATAACTAAACAATCTCGCATTGCTGATTGGGGCAACTTTTTTGTTTTTTATTGCTTTGTGTATTTGTTATGTACCAAAGCAATTTTTGTGGGTTGAGTATTCGTCCCACCTTTTCCACCCGACACGGTTCGGGATTTTTTATTTTTAGGCGTTATTATGTCATTTTTAAATCGCTACACAGGAGTAGTGTTAACAAAGCAGGATATTTCAGCATATCCTTTTGAAGAGTTCGCGGAAGCCACCTTAGAACAACTAGAAGAAGTTGCACAGCGTCAACGGATTCCACAGTATAATTCGTGGATGATGCCACAAATGCTTGCTAAGTTCGGCAGCTTTAAGCCAGTGTGGAAGGATTCAAAGATTGATGCAGCACAAACACTTATGCAGAATTTGGGTTCCGACCCTAAACTGCGCGGTATGTACTTGGTAGCCACAAAACTTTCACGTGGTCAGCTAATCCAAAAACAAAGCTCGCCACAAGGTGCTCACTATGGAGCACTAGTACCGCTTGTGTTGGCAGCCTTTAAAAAGTACCAGAACATTCCTTATAGTTCATGGAGTCGTGACGATATCAAGTATGTTGTAGACAAAAATCTAGCACAAGCCATGATGCTAACAGAAGTTCCACAACTATCACTAGAACGACTACTAGAAATTCGTGAGATTGGTTTAACAGCCAAAAGTGGTCGAACTGAGGGTCAGACCAAGAACCCGCTTTCAACATGGTCCCTGACTGGTATCCAAGATACCGAATTGGGTCACCTGCCTAAGCTGGCGGTCACAATGCTTACACAAATTTGGTTAGCACACCCAACCATTCGCAACGAATATATGGTACTAGACCCTGTTAATTGGGACAATGTTCCACAGCCGCTAGTATCCAACGATATTTTTAAGCCGGCAGCACCAGTTGCGCCAGTTAAGACTCCAACAAAGCAAGACAACAGTTACTTGCCTTGGGAGGTTTAAAATGCGTTATACCAAAGAAATTTGTGACCACATGGTCCAACAGTACACTGCAGGTGTTTCGGTGCCGGACCTAGCTTTAGAGCTTGACGTGCCAGAGCGGAGCGTAATTGCCAAGCTGAGCAGCCTCGGGGTGTACCAAAAAAAGTCATATGTCAACAAGCGCGGTGAAATTCCAGTTAAAAAGTCAGAGCACATCGAACGAATTGCACATTTGCTCAACACCAACCTAGAATTGCTGGAATCGCTGGAAAAGGTGAACAAAACAGTGCTGGTAATGATTGAGCGTGCTTTATCTGACCCTAAATCGACACAATCGGACAAAATTTGACTTAATTTTTGTTAAATGCAGCAAAGCCCCACTATCTTCGGATAATGGGGCTTTTTTATTGCCTCGAATTTGCCACGGCTTAGGGTCAGATAAGTGAATATCCACTTGACAGGATAGGTTACCCACTGGTATAATTTGGCGCAGACTGGGCAACACAAGTTAGGCAACCAAAACAAAAGCCCCTGGCAGGGCGACTGCGCAGGGGCTTTTGAACTCTCGAGGTTTTTTACTCTGTTCAGGAACATTACTGCGGAGTAACCAACTCCGACTCTTACTACCTGACCCTAAAGTATAGCAGTCGTGCCTGGTGTTGTGGTTAATTCCAGAGTACGCTTGTCTTTTGTGGGGAGTTTGGGTTGCACGTTTCAGTCCTGGGTGCGTCTCGGGCATTGTCCAGGATATCCGTGACTTACAGTATTGGTTCGGGTCTTCACCCCACCACATTTTTTGCGACTTTGGGCTTTGTCGGCTTACGGGTCCACCGCTTAGCAACCTCACATAATTTTTAATGACCCTTGTGTGGTTTGGGGTCGTGCTTTGTTACGGTTGGCTCCGACTAGATAATTTTACGAACCCTCTGCAGTTTAGGGTCGAACAACCTTACGGGTTGTTATTGCTCGGGCACTATATAGTCCGCCACACTAGCTATTTATAAGACCTTTTAACGTGGGTACAGGATAAGACGACATGGGATATAGGGACGGTTCCCTAGCATTACTCATTTCCAGAACAAGTCTGGGTTTTCATCCTGACCCTAAACTGCGCCAGCGAGCGATTTGGGAAGATCGCTGCAAACTGTTGCTGAGGTTTAAGGTTTCGCACAACTTGCATGTGCTCATCAGAGGGTTGGTACTCCCGAACGGTTTCGATCCGTCTTTTCCGCCTTGAAAGGGCAGCGTCCTAGCCAGTAGACGACGGGAGCATGTAAGTTGGCTGGTGGTAGAGGCCTTCGCCACCAATTAAGTTGTTATCCAGATGCGCACAGAGCTGGTCTCATAACACCGAATTCTTTAGGGCTGTGGCTCGGTGATTTCCCACAATTAAGACGGTATCACATAGCAGTAATATATCGCTGTGTCCGCTGTCACCCAATCTATTAATTTATATAAGTATTATACAGTAATCAAGGAAAAGAATCAACAAAGAAATTCCAATCGTTTCCCATAGACTAGCTTCGCAGGTGAGACGTCATTCAGTGACTGGTTAGTGGTTGCGGCTGCTTGGGCAGAACTGGCACCGGTTGAGTAATCACACGGTATTCATTAAGCCATTCCCGATTGGGGTTCTTTGTTAATTTCTAAGATATTATTATATCAAAAGTGGATTGAGGCATCAAGTTAAAATTTCTTGACCCTCAACCGTGGCAGTCAGGCCAGTTCGGCAACAAGTCGTTCCAAGACTTCGTGGTTGGCTTTTTCCAGAGATTCAAACACTTCTGGAGCCACACCGCAAGCGTGTGCCAGTTTGTCAACCAGCTCAGACTTTTTCACACGAGCCACACCGACCTGGCGGGTCTTGGCCACGTACACGCCTTCGCGCGACAGCTTAGCCACAACCGACCTGACAGTTTTGCCCAGGGTCTCGGCGAGTTGTTCCACGGTCTTACCCGACTGGTAGCCAGTAACGAGTTCAACAGTTTGTTCAGGGGTGTAATTTTGAGTGGTTGCTTTAGTCATCATATGTCCTTTGATTGGTTTCTGCGCTGTTTAAGATATTATTATACTGTTAAAAGGGAACATCGTCAAATTCAAAAATTTCGACTTGTGGAGTAGTATCACAAAACATTTCGCGGAGTTCTGCTTCCACAAATTCCGAGTAGTGCTCACTATGAAAATCTGCGAAAAAATCACGTGTTGTCATCTGCCATTCCTTCTAAGTAATATAAATATTATACAAAACTTGATCAAACACTTCAAATAAAAAAATTTTCTCTTGACAATTTCGATTCGGCACTGGTATAATTTGGCGCAGGTCCACCACTTGGCCGGAAAGCTCAAGGTTTTGCACTTGAAGGTTTCGCACTGGCGCAGCACCACTGTGCATGCGTACTAAAGTACACATATAAGCGTTTGCTTATATAAGTGCATGATTATATAAGCATACACGCAATTGCGAATGCAAATGAGAATGATTCGTATTCCGCGTGGCGCAAGAATCGTGCCAAGTGGCAGAAAAACAACACCCAATTGTAACAGTTTGTAACAGTGCTTGACACGGGCGAAAATTATATGATATAATTTTGGCGCAGTTTTGCAAACAAAAGTATTCATTTTGGGTTTGCAAACAAAAGTAGTAATTTGTGGGCAAAATAAAACCCGCATTATAGCGGGTTTATTTTATTCAACTAATGCTGATCTGGGGATTTTAATTAATCCTGCGAGATAATCAATTTCCCATTCATAATGCTGGAAAACCTCATAATCATATTCGCCCGTTATTTCCAAAAAATAATCGGTGGCGATATTAATATATGCTGGTCTGATTTTTGAGAATGGCAAACCATTATAATCGCTGGGATTAATTCCCAGTTGCTGAAATGTGAGAATTAGGGGTTTATCTGCAAATGAGGGAAAGTTAATCATCATTTTGGTTTCCTTTTAAAATTAAAATAATGGGGCATAATGCCCCATTAATCAAATTGGCTTTGAATTTGCCAATGCAGAGAAAATCTTTTCCAATGCTGTTTTATTAGCTTTTGTAAGACTTTCGATTTCAGCTTCAGTCATTTTGAGAATCGCACCGATTGCATCGGCATGGGCATCCTTTTTAACTACTGGAGCGCCAGTTTTTGAAACGTAAGTTTTAGCCACATACACTTTTTCACGGCTAAGTTTTGCAACAACCGAACGAACAGTTTTGCCCAAATTTTGGGCAATGGTTTCAACTGCAACACCAGCCTGATAATCGGCCACCATTTTGGTGGTTTGCTCTGCGGTATAATTTACCGCTTTAGTAGTCTTTTCCATTTTGATTTCCTTCACGTTAAAAAACAATTATATCACACAATTTCAACATTTGCAACCCTGCCAAGCCCCAAATAGTCAAATTTTACCTTGACTACTTTGGTATTAAAAAACTTCATAGTCATTTCACGCTGAGTTGCACCAACGTAAACAGTAAGTTTACCATTTACAATGGTGGCAAAGCCACGGCTTTTTGGAAGGGTTTTTGTTTTCATCATGTGTTCTATTATACAGACAAAACAGCCAAAAAACAAGTGTTTTTTAAAATTTGCGAAAATACAACATAGGTGAAAACCCCTATTGACAGCTTTTCAGCCGTATGGTATAATTTTGGCGCCAGGCCTGTAATGCTTTGGTTCACAGAAATCGTCGCAAACAAAAGTATTCATAAAATTTTTGGCGCGCCGACAGTTTATTGTACCACAAAAAACTGTTGTTTTTTAATCCCCTACAAAAAATATGTTATAAATATTTCTTGACACGGGCACAATTATAATAGTATAATTGGCGCGCCCGAAAACAAAAGTATTCATTTTTGGCCGTGAATACTTTTGTTTTCGGGCAATAAAAAAGCCCCTAATGGGGCTTTTATTATCTTTTGGGTTTTATTTTATAATACAAGATAATCGCAATAAATATAATGTTGGCAGTATAATTAAATATCAGTGGCCAATGCCATTTGGGGATAATGTAGATAATAGTGAATATCTCACCCATTCCCCACATTCCGAGAAAACCCCAAGTTAATCCATCTGAGTTTTTGGTTTTCCAAGATTCTATGGCTTGAGGTAATCCGCAAAATGCCAATAAAATCGAACCAATCCAACCTATATATTCCATCATTTGATTATCTCCGTGATTGTCTGAATTTGAAAAGGGTTTGTGTCGTATTTAGAATCTAGCCGTTTTTCTTCTGCAAAATGCAAAACAAGGGCGATTATCCAAAGTGTTTTCATATAATCGCCCCGATATTAAGCTGGTTTAAAATGATCTTTGACCTGAAATTGTTTCCAATTATAAGGAATCATTCTCTCGCGCCAGTCACGCTTATTAATAACCGCCTGCAAAATAGGCAATTCAAAATCGCGTGCATCTTCTAAGGCAGTATGCGGCTCGATTTTAAATTCACCTGAAATAAACCCGCAAACTGATTCGGCAGTTGTTGAAAATGTCATATTGCCATTTTGAGTGGGTTTATTAAAAAGGTGATTTTGCAAAACAAAATCACGATATTGTTTTTTATTGCAGATATTACCGATAGCGGCTTGCCACAAGCAAAACTTGCTAGTGAAACCCGACAAATCAATATCAGTATTTTGGCATTTGTCTAAATCGAAACTGAGATTATATGCAGTCAAAACTGGATTATATTTGCCAATGGCTTGATTAATCCAGCGATTAATGGCATTAACCGATGCAAGCATACGAGTGCCATTATCTAGCATTTTGACATAATTGGCTTTGCGTTTTTCTAAACCCGCATAACCCCAAATATCATTGGCTTTTTTATCGTGAAACAATTCAAAATTGCCATAATGATTATTAACCAAAACAGCGCATTGATTATGGATTTTGCCTTGTCGGTCAACGATAATAATGGCAAAATCAGCCACAGTATTATTAATTGTGGTTTCAGTGTCAAGAATTGCAAAGAATTGTTTTTTAGCCATTTTGGTCAATCAGTTATTGAAGATTAGATTATATCAGGTTTTTACAAAAAATCAAAAGAAATTATTGTAAATACCCAAAAGGTTGGCAACGAAAAATGTACCATTTAGTACACCAAGCGATTTATCTTTGCGAACAAAAGCAACTGTCAACCAAGCCAGTGAACCAAAAGTAAACAAAACATAGCCCAATTTAAACATTGCGCTTGCAACTGCAAATGATCCGAGAATACTTGCAACAGTACCGAACCAAGAAACAAAAGTAATCATTTTCGTGAAATCTCCATTGTGTGATATGGGTTTGGGTCTAGCCCATATTCTAACATAATTTTTTGCCATTTTATGCCATGCCCGCAAATTTTTTCAGATTCTCCGAAAAGGTTAAAATCTGCTTGATGAATAATTTCATGCGGAAGTATTACATCTATCATGTAATTGAAGTATTCTGTTTTAGCTTTGAAAAATTTGTAACCCATTTGTATGCGGTTTTCTTCCTGAAAACACATTCCGGCAGTGCGCCAATTGTAAGGGTTAAGTTCTACCTTTGGCTCATTGTAGTGAACCAAAGGTGTATAAATTTCGCAAAGTGTATCCCAAATCATTACAGTTTCGCGTTGTAAGTGGGTTAATAGTGCTTTTTTGTCCATACGCGAATTATACCATAAAAATCCGTTGTTTTTTAAACACACACAAAAAATAAGTTATACGAAAAAACTTGACACGGGCCAAAATTATATGATATAATTTTGGCGCAAAAATTGAATACCTGAGTATTCAATTTTGTTTTGTTAACAAAAGGATTAATGACCCTGTTTGCTTGGTACATATACTCCACGAATATTAAATCTGTCACAAACAGCTTTTAAATAAGTGGTATTATCTTCATAAAATGTAAATTCAGCATCTTTGAAATTTTTCAAATTGAAGAATTTAGCCAAACCAGCGATTTTTAATTTACCGCCTGATATAGTATCACCATCAGTGCGAGAAATAATATAATCTGGTTCGCCTAGAATATCGCGAATAAATGCATTATCAGCATCCCGCAAAACCCTGGCAGTAGCAATAATAACAAAACAATTTTCATCTTTTAAATCCTTTCGATATTGTGCGGCTAATGGCAAAAGCGAATCATCCATTGCACGATACTCATTTTCACGCCAGTAATTTAAATCAATACGTTCGCCATTTTCGTCAACAATAGTTCTATATCTGTGCAAACTGCAAACGATAGTACCATCCATGTCGTAAATGCTAACTTTAGTAATCTTTGCCATTTTGAAATCCTTTCAGTGTATGCACGAATTATACACGAATTTTCCCCGTTTGTCCCCGTTTCCCACAAATTTTCGATTGATTTTATTTATGGCCCCGATTGAAAAAATTAATGGCAAAACGCTTGACACGGCCAAATATTATATGCTATAATATTGGCGCCCGCCTGCAAACAAAAGTATTCATTTTTGTTTGCAAACCTTGGTTTCTATTCTAAGTCTGTGCCTTTAATGTAAACATCACGCAAACCAAAATCACGTTCTATTTTGTTTGCAAATTTAATAAAAGCAGGGCCATGTGTTTCCGTTTTTTTATTTTCTTCTTGCCATGCATGGATTAACTCATGTGCAATAAGGGTTTCAAAATCACGGGTTGCGTTCTTGGTGTAAACTGTAATAATGTGTTCACACAATTTGCCACGTTCTGAATACTCAGGTTCGTATTCAGCATCGCATTGTGAATTTTTACGGGGAAGAATCCGAATTGTAACGGGCTTCTTTAATTTGAGATAGTCTATAAAATGTTTCATGTGTGCATTATACCATAAAAAGCAGGGGATTGTATCCCCTGCTTAAATCAGGCTTTTTCGGCCTTGATAAAATCTGCAATGGCTTTCAATGCAGTTTTGTTAGCTTTGGTTAGCGATTCTACATCAGCCTCACCCAAGCCAAGAGCTTCACCGATGTAGTCGGCAACAGCATCCTTTTTAACAACAGCTTCACCAGTTTTGGAAACATAGGTTTTAGCTACATAAACCTTTTCACGCGAGAGCTTTGCAACAACCGATCTCACAGTTTTGCCAAGTGTTTCAGCGATAGTTTCAACAGTTGCACCGGCTTGATAGTCGGCAACCATCCGAGCAGTCTGCTCGGGCGTATAGTTCACAGTCTTAGCAGTCATTTCAATTTTCCTTTCAAGGTTTCATCACAAAAGCAAAGTATAACACAAAGGGCAGTGCAATGCAAGCCGCAAAGCCCAGGGCATCCAAAAATTCACGTTTAGTCATAGTGTCTTTCGTTGTCATGTATGTATTATATCACAGTTTAGCAACTGGTCAACAATTTTCTGCAACTGTTACAAACTGTTACAATTAGCTAGTTCGTTCACAAATCGCTTAGGAAACAAAAGTACACAGACTAGGGGCGGTTAGTAGACTTAAAAATTCACACAGATCACTGCGCCCACCCACACGGCCTATTTATAGGACAAACTAAAAACAGGTAAGGTGCCAAAGCATTGATAAACTTAAACTTGTGCCCACCCTGCTGTCGTGGTATAATTTAACATATTCAAGGAGAATTTATGAGCTTACACGACAAATTTATTTACGATGACGGACTATTGATCAATAAATCTACAGGACATATTTATTCAAACATGCACGATAAAGGTTATATAAGAGTACAAATTTCTGGTAAACGCTATTACGCTCATCGTATTATATGGGAAATGTTTAATGGACCAATACCTGAAGGCATACAAATAGATCATATCGACGGTGATCCCTATAATAACAGAATAGAAAATTTACGATTAGCTACTCAATCTCAAAATAGCGCAAATAGAGGAAAACAAACAAATCGTCCAAATGTATCTAAAGAATTACCTAAAGGGGTAAGCTATAATAAAGCTAGACGTTATGAGGCCAGAATAACGTATAAAAATCAAGGACATTATTTAGGCAGCTATGATACACCCGAAGAAGCTTATGCGGCGTATATGGAAGCAGCAGAAATTTTACACGGCAAGTTTGTTCGACCCTAAACCAACCAAACCGACCCCAAGCCGCCCCAAACCGTCCCCAACTTCCCACACCACACAAAAATTCCCACTTGCCCATGTACACGCCCCCGTGGTATAATCCACCACAAAGGACCAACTTATGACGCAAAATTTACCTGCTGAAACTCTCCAAATCGCCCCGGAAATGTTGGAAGTGGCCAACTGTTACCTGCAACTGCAGGATAGTAAACGTGTGGCTGATGAACTAGACTTGCCTCCGGCTCTGGTCACTGAAATACTCTCCCGCCGTGAGGTAAAGGCGTACATCGACGCTGTATTCCGTGACACCGGATTCAACAACAAGTTTGAAATGCGTGCGGCCATGGATGCACTTATCAAACAAAAATTTCAGGAACTGCATGAATCACAAACTGGAAGCACTAAGGATATTGCTGACCTGCTACACCTTAGTCATAAAATGTCGATGGATTTGCTGGACCGCGAAATCCAACTTGAAAAACTGCGCCAAGGCCCAAGCGGCCCACAAAAGCAAGTTAACGTCCAAATCAACGAAGGCTTAGACGGGTCAAAGTATTCACAATTGGTGAGTAGACTTATAAGTGGCGAGGGTGTTTAATGCTGACCATATCTCGAGCAGACGTAGAGTGTGATGCAATTGTTGATTTCTCACCCACCACACGGTTTATTAAACTGCCGATTACCAACTACCTTAAACTACTAGGCATCTACGACACCATAAACCGACCCCAAATTGCACTAATCAATGCTGTCAACGACCCCAAGTACCGTTTTGTGTGTGCTGCGCTGGCCCGGCGCCTGGGCAAAACTTACATAGCCAACGTGGTAGGTCAATTGGTATCACTGGTACCTGGGTCTAACGTCTTAATCATGTCGCCTAACTATAACTTGTCAGGCATTTCGTTTGAACTGCAACGCCGGTTGATCAAACACTTTGACTTAGAAGTTGCGCGTGATAACTTAAAGGATAAAATCATTGAACTGGAAAACGGTTCAACGATTCGTATGGGCTCGCTGTCAACCGTGGATAGTTGCGTTGGCCGATCGTATGACTTGATTATTTTTGACGAAGCTGCACTGGGTAGTGATGGCGAAGCAGCCTTTAACGTTGCGCTACGTCCTACCCTAGACAAGCCTGGTAGTAAAGCAATTTTTATTTCCACACCGCGTGGCCGCAACAACTGGTTTAGTCAATTTTATCAACGTGGGTTTGATCCTAACTTTCCAGAATGGATTAGCTTACAAGCGGACTATTCGGAAAATACTCGTATGGCTGAGTCGGATGTTGCCGAAGCACGCAGGTCGATGAGTAAAGCAGAATTTGAACAAGAATACTTGGCTTCATTTACCGTGTTTGAGGGTCAGATTTATTCGCTGGCACCTAGTGATGTAATGGAACCGCCTATAAACTTGCTTGGTGAAGCCATAGCTGGCTGCGACCCTGGTTATCGTGACTACACAGCTTTTGTGGTAATCATCTACGACCAAACAACTGATTGGTTTTGGATTGTTGACGAGTACTTGCAAAACGAAGCTACTACTGCCGAACACGCCGAAGCATTTAAAACCATGTGTGGTCGTTGGGGTGTGGAAACCATTTTTATTGACTCGGCTGCAGCACAGTTTGCCTCAGACCTAGCATACATCTACGACTTGGCGTCAACCAAAGCCAAAAAAGATGTACTGCCTGGTATTGCGTACGTGCAAACACTAGTAGCCCAAGGCCGCTTAAAAGTAGCACCGCACTGCACACACTCACTGGCAGTGTTTGACCAGTATCGTTGGGATAATAAAGAAGGTTTACAAAAAGAACGTCCCAAGCATGATGAGTACTCCCACATGGCCGATGCTATTCGCTATGCCTTGTATACATATACACTGTAAACGGTATTGTACTTAATATTCTATTATACACGAGTTTGGCTGAGTGTTCAAGTACAAACACGCTACCTGCAACATAAATTCTGGTATTGACTTTTTGTTGCATACCTTGTATAATACTAGTAATCTCAAGAAGGTCCAAATAAAAAATGGCCAAGAACACAAACAAACGTATTCCTGTAAAGTGGGTACGTGATCGTGCCAAGGCGGCATACGATAAAAAATCGCAGTGTTTTATTTGCGATACTACAAAAGACTTAGAGCTTCACCACCTACACTCAATTACAATACTACTAGAAACGTGGGCTGCGCGCAAAGGTTACGACATATCAACAGACGAAGGCATTTTAGCTGTTCGTGATGAATTTATTGATGAGCATCGAATAGAGTTATATGACAAAGTTTACACCCTTTGTAATCCGCATCATGTAGCGCTGCACTCGATTTATGGAAAAGCTCCAGCAGTAGGTTCCGAACCAAAACAGCAGCACTGGATTGAAACACAGCGCACAAAGCACGTTCATGGTGATAAAGCCGTTCCCCAAAGCACACACAACTCATTTTTCTCGCGGTTTATTTAAGGGCAAACATGAGTTGGATAACAAAATCATCTAGCTGGATTCGTGAAAAACTGAATCCGGCTCAAGTGCGTATTGCACAAGAAGAAGGCACACAAGTTGGCACTGATTCGAAAATCAGTTACTTTCAAAGCTTTCAAAAATTAGAGTCAGTTAACCGTTCAGTAAGTTTACTGGTTAACTCAGCGGCTTCACTAGACTACGATATAAAAGACAAAGTACACGACGGAGTTGTCACAGGCGTTCGCCAAAAAACACTAAACACGCTGTTGAACTTTCGTCCAAATCCTTATCAGTCAGCACAAGATTTTCGCAGTTCGCTTTTTACTGATTTCGTCATAGAAGGCAACGCATTTGTACACTTTGATGGTACGTTTATGTACCACCTGCCAGCCAGCAAAGTGGAGATCATGACCGACGAAAAAACCTTTATCAAGGGTTTTCGCTACAATGGCATGGTAGACTTCAAAGAGTCTGAAGTTTTCTACTTCCGCGATTTAAGTTCAGAATCTATTTATCGCGGTGCAAGCCGACTGCAAGCAGCAGACAGGTCAATTAATTTGCTTTACTCAATGCAGCAGTTTCAAGAAAACTTCTTTGACAACGGTGCTGTGTTTGGTTTAGTACTAACAACTGACAACACACTGTCACAAGTTGCAAAAGAAAAAACAATTCAATACTGGCTGCAAAAGTACAACGTTAAAAACGGCGGCAAGCGCCCAGTTATTTTGGATTCGGGACTAAAGCCACATCAATTGGCCGAAACCAATTTCAAAGACATGGATTTTGATACGTCAATTAAAACCCATGGTGAAAAAATAATGCAAGCTATTGGTGTCCCACCAATCTTGTTGCAAGGTGGCAATAACGCAAACATTTCGCCTAACCTAAGACTATTCTACTTAGAAACAGTACTGCCAATAAACCGCAAGTTTATTAGTGCTGTTGAACGCTACTTTGGCTACGACGTTGAAGCTATTACCAGCTCCGTTTCAGCACTACAACCAGAATTAAAAGACATTGCCGCTTACCACGCAACATTAGTAAATGGTGGTATTATTAGTCCAAACGAAGCTCGTGTAGAGTTGCGTTATGAACCAAAGCCTGGCAGTGATGATTTACGAATTCCTGCAAATATTGCAGGTTCAGCCGCAAATCCTAGCACTGGAGGACGTCCCGCCTCCGCTCAGGAATAACACAAAGGGGTATTATGGTAGATAAAAATAAAGTCCTGTTTTTAAACAGTTCTTTTACAAAGAGCACTCTACCTGCCGCAGACGACAACAACGAAAGCGTAACTATCGAAGGTTATGCATCCACTGTTGACGTTGATAGACACGGTGATATTGTTCCTGCCAGCGTGTGGGAAAAGGGCGTAGAGAATTACTTGAAAAATCCAGTAATTCTAGCGTACCACAATCACAGTGAACCTATTGGCAGGATGATTGAGCATCGCGTTGACGCAAAAGGTTTGTGGATAAAAGCACGGATTTCTAAAGCGGCTGGAGATGTTTACGATCTTGTAAAAGACGGCGTGCTAACCGCCTTTAGCATTGGTTTCCGTATCGCTGATGCGGAATATAATTCAGCCTTAGAGCTGTTTGTTGTAAAAGAACTGGAACTGCACGAAATCTCAGTTGTGTCTGTGCCAGCTAATCAAAATACACTATTTAGTCTTTCTAAGGCGTTTGACACAGCCGAAGAATTTAAAAGTTTCAAAATGCAATTTGCTAACCCAAGCGACTCAGCTAAAGGGCTAGAAGCCTCCGGCGAAGCAAAAAGCGATATCACAAAGGAATTGGAAATGACTCCAGAACAAGTACAAAAAATGTTGGCTGACGCTGCTACTGCTGCCGCCGAACAAGCCACTAAGTCCCTGCTAGAAGCACAAGAAAAGGCTGCTAAAGAAAAAGCTGCCGCTGCTGCAACTCAGGCTGAACTAGATGCAAAAATCAAAGCTGCTGTTGCTCTAGCAACACCAACTACAACTGGTGCAGAAGCACTATTGGCTGAAGTTGAGAAGCGTTTCGCTGCTCAAGCTGAAGAAACTAAGTCTGTTGTTGCAGGCCTAGAAGCTAGCCTAAAGGAAAAGGCTGCTGAACTAGAAGCTATCCAAAAGTCACGTATGCAATTCACAGACGGCAAAGCCGGTGAAATGTCTTACGCCGACAAGGAAAAGGCTGTTATCCTAGCTAAAATGGCTGGTAAGAGCTTAGCTGACACTAAGTTTGGTCGTGAAATGGTACAAAAGTACGGTGCTCACCTACCAAGCGACACATGGGAACTAGAAGTTTCTCTAAACATGGAAAACGAAGTTCGCCGTCGTTTAGTTGTTGCTCCTACCCTACGTGGCATTGCAATGCAAACTAACGTTATGACTATTCCTGTGAACCCAGAAGCTGGTGTTGCAACATGGATGGCTAACTCAGCATTTGGTACAACAGCTTCCGCTGGTACTACAGCAACACACGCGCTAAAAGAAATTACTCTAAACGCGTACAAAGTTGCAACAAACGAATACGTTGCCTACGAAGAAGAAGAAGACAGCCTAGTTGCTATTATGCCTGTTATTCGTGATGCTATGGTTCGCCGTGTTGCTCGCGCAGTTGATCGCGCTATGCTACGTGGTGCAGGTTCCGGTAGCGACCCAGTTAAAGGTCTAGCAGCATACGACGCAGTAAGCGCTGTTACACTAGATATCAGCAATGCTGAAAAGACTACTGTTGCTAAGCTACAAGCTATGCGTCGTGACCTAGGTGCATGGGGTCTAGATCCAGCAGAACTAGTTTACATCGTAAGCACAGAAGGTTACTACGACCTACTAGAAGACACCAACTTCCTAACAGTTGACAAAGTTGGTAACGACAGAGCCACTCTGTTAACCGGTCAAATCGGTGCAATCGGTAACACACCAGTTCTTGTAAGTGCTGAATTTGCTGACAAGGCTGACGGTGCTGTTAACGCAATCTGCTTTGCACCAGGTAACTTCTTGGTTGGTAATCAGCGTGGTCTACGTGTAGACACACAAGACTTAGTAGAGACACAACGCCGTGTTATGGTAGCTAGCCTACGTACCGGTATGACTCAAGTTACAACTAACCTAGGACCAGCAGTTTCTGCCCTACGTTTTGTACCTTAATTAATTTGACAAGGAACGAAAGTTCCTTGTCTTTTAATACGATTCTCAGAGTCGTATTAAAAGACAATAATATGCCTATGCATTAAAAGGAGCCCTGTACATGGCAGTAACACAACTGATAACTAAAGCAGAGTATAAGGCGTATGCAGGTATTACTTCTACAAATCAAGACACAGAAATAGATACGCTAATTCCAAAAGTATCTCAACTAGTAAAAAGCTACTGCCGCAGATCTTTTGGCGATTTTGCCAACGACGCAAAAATCGAAGTATTCAACGGCGGTGACACAAAGTACTACTTAAAAGAGTACCCGCTACTAACACTGCTGTCACTAGAATACAGCACTGACTACGGTCAAAATTACGTGTCTCTGGAAGAATTCAAAGACTTTGTTACAGATTTGCAAGAAGGCAGCGTTGTTAGCTTAGATCCAAAAGGGTTTGTTTATGCTATCAATGGTTACACTGTTACTTACACAGCTGGATATGCTGTAATACCTGAAGATTTAAAACTTGCAGTAATGGACTTAGTTACTTATTACCGCAAAAATGACGCTGCAATTCACTCAACAAAAGCGCCTGGCACTAATGCCGTGCAAATAGAATATATTTCAACTACTACCCTGCCAGCACATATTCGCAGAGTATTAGACCTATACGTAGCGGATTATACATAATGGCTATCGAGCAGTTTAGTGCGTTACTTCAAGACAAAGTATATAAAGACTGGCTCAAAAAAGCAAACAAAAATATTGTAACAGCAAGCGCACAAACTTTGCGTACTAAAGAACAAGCTGCTTCAAAAACCAGTTTTTATATAACCGAAGGTACTGTACAAAAAATGTACAAAACCATTACCGGTATTGATTTAGACAGCCTTGAAGCTTCACTGTTACTGGAAGAAATTAGACTTCCTACTGCTGCAAATGCTGATAGGTCACTGGTTGGTACTACTAAAAAAGTTGGCGGTCAAAATGCGGTATTCTTTAAAAATATTGGTTTTGACACAATTACAACCAAATTAAATCAAGCACTTGCTTTATACCCAGAAGTAGCACTGGCTTATGAAGAGGCTGAGCAAAAATATTATGATACTCAGTCTAAATTAGTTACTTCAAGCAAAGAGTATCAAACACTAAAGCCTAGCGAAAAACAACAAAAGTTAGACGAGATTAGTAAAGAAGCCAAGCGTAGAGCTTCTTTTGGTTTTTACTTTAACAAAGGTCACGTAGTAAGCGTGGCAGCAAACTTAGCAAGACAGTTTAAGCAAGATATAGAAAAGGCTAATAAGCTAGCCGATAGTCAGCGCAAATTATTGGTTGATGTACTAGACAAGTACATCAATAAACTAATACAAGATGACTTAAACACTGCCAATTTACCCGATGCATTAAACCAAACACTTTATGCCGAGTATATTAAAAGCAGTGACAAGTACTTAGTAGAAATTCAAGTAGCTACTGACAACATCGAAGCTGGTGCTTCCAGTATACCTATTGTTAAAGAATTACGTGATTTATTTTCTGGCAAAATACCAGAACAAGCATTACTAGAAACACTAAAGTCTTCTAAAGCCCTAGGCGAAGCCTTAGTAACAACCGATGGTTCACCAAGTTTAGTAAAGCTAATAGAAGCAGACATTGTAGACATTTTATCTAACAATAAACCTAGCAAAAAGGTTTATAAGTCGCCAAGAGCAGAAATTGGATCTAACTCGCTGAAGCTAGCTAAGCCAAAAAAGAATACGGCTAAGATAGGAAAACTAAAGCAGTTAAAAAATAAAACTGCATCGGTTAAAGCAAACCCTAAAGCGGTGCAAGTTGGTTTAGCAGACAGCGAAGCTAATTTGGTTTCACTGCAAAATGTTTTAAACGCAGGACTAGTTGACGCCGTAAAAAGAAACATGGGCGACGGCACAAGCCGAAGCGTACTAAACCTGCAATCAGGAAGATTTGCAGAAAGCGTAGAAGTGGTTAGGCTAAGCGAAAGCCGGGCCGGTATGATAACCGCTTTTTACAGTTACATGAAAAACCCATACGCAACCTTCTCACAAGGCGGTCGTCAGCAAAATCCACGGTCACGAGACCCTAAACTGCTGATAAGCAAATCAATTCGTGAAATCGCCACACAACAAGTCGGCAATCGTTTAAGGGCCGTTAACATATGAGTCGAAGAACTTCAATTTTAAACGCACTAACAGAAAAGCTAAAGTTAATAGACGGCAACCAACCTTATCAAGTAAACTTAAGTGGCAATGCGTATGCAAAACTAAAGTTCTGGGACGAAGTCGAAGACTTTCCGGCTGTGTACTGCACACCAGGCAGCGAACAGCGCGAGTATCATCCAGGTGGATTTGCTTGGGGTTACTTGGGTTTGTGCATAAAAGTTTATTGTCGCGGTGAAGAAGCGCAACTACAGCTAGAGCAGTTGCTGGAAGACATAGAGCACTGTGTAGATCGTAACCGTGTGCTTGTATACGACACAGCGAAAAACTACGAAACAACTGAAATATTAGTTCAGTCAATTGTAACCGACGAAGGGCTATTAGCACCTTATGCAGTCGGAGAAGTTAACTTACAAGTGCGCTATGCCATAATGTAAGCCCCAGCGTTACAGCAACAGCAACAGATAAAAGTCTAGTTAAAGTGCTACAACG